ACCATATTCACCACTCATGGTGAGAGTTTCAGAAGAAAAATTTGCAGACCTTGAAAAACAAATTAGACAAAAGAAAGCAGGGCATGTATTCGTAAAAAAAGCATTTGATATTATCAGTGATACAAAAACGCAACTACCTATAGTTCAAATAATACAAGCATAATATATGCGCTTAGATGCAATAAAGAAACGTGTTAATTCAAAAATAAAAGAAATGTCTATAGAGCAGGCTATTTCTTTCAAAGAAGGCTATTTATATGCATTAGAGATTTTAGAAAATAATGAATATTTAAGATCCTTAGCAAATATTTTAAAAAACAATGAACGTATAAAGTCTCTGGAGAAAATTTTAGAGAACAGTAAACATATAGATCATTTAGAAGATGTTTTAGAAGCAACATCTGAAGTTGTAAATATAAGTGTAGATAAATTAAAATCACCATCTCAAGCAAGAACAGTTACAGAAGCTAGATTTTTATATTTTTATATTTCAAGAGAGTTGTATCCTAAAGTGGCTTATGAGTTTATAGGTGATTTAGTAAATAAAAGCCATGCCAATGTTATATATGGTGTTAAAACTATAAATGATTTAAATGATGTGGATCATAAAATTAAAAATTTGTTAGAAGAGATAAAAGATCGGTTGTGAAAATATTAACAATTAAGCAAGATGATTTATGTAAAAGATATTTTAAAAAAGGCTGGAAAAACAACTAAAGAATTTTTAGCATGGCTTGAAGATGCAAGATATGATCATAAAATAGAGGGGTTGGAGGGGATTACTGCAATAAGAACAGAAAGAAATGGAGGTTCTGCAAATGAAATTTATATTCATGAAGCTCTTGAAGAAAAATTAAAGGAGTTTGTAAATAAATAAACGGTAAAATTATGTATAATTTAATTAAAGTAACAGAAAAAGATGGGCAACAATTAGTTGATGCCAGAGAATTATGGTATGGACTTGAAAGTAAACAAGAATTTGCACATTGGATTAAAAATAAAGTAATTAATAATCCATTTTTTGAAGAAGATACTGATTGGATAGTTTTTGATAAATCTATCATAAACTCTGATAATGTGAGTGTTGCAGGTGGTAGACCACAGATAAACTACATTTTAACCTTGGATACAGCTAAGAAAGTTGCAATGGCCGAACAAACAGAAAGGGGTAATAAAGTTAGAGAATATTTTATTGAAGCTGAAAAACAAGCAAGAGGTCAATTACTAAAAATACCTCAAACTAAATTGGAATGGATTCAATTTTCTCTTGATCAAGAAAAAGAGATTATTGGTTTAAGTGAAAATAATAAAGTTTTAACTGAAATATCTGAACTTCAAGATCAATTAATTGAAGAAGCAGAACCAAAGGTAGATTTTTATGATACTGTTACAAAAAGTGATTACACTATTGATATGGGGTTAGTTGCTACAACTATTAATATGGGTATTGGTAGAAATAGACTTTTTCAATTTTTAAGAAATCAAGATATTTTGATGGATAGTAAGCGACCCTATCAAAAATATGTTGATAGAGGGTATTTTCGTACAATAGAACGCTCTTGGACTAAATCAAATGGAGAAAAGGAATTTGGTTTTCAAACAGTTGTTTATCAGAAGGGTGTTGAATTTATAATTAAAAAATTAAAAGAAGCAGGGTATGTTAGAAAAAATACTTAAGATCATATCAACGATTGATAGCTGTAAACGCATAGGTCAATTAGAGCATTGTCTTGTGATGATTGAAAATTTTGAAAGAGATGAAAAACCTCGTGATCCAAGAATTATGAAAGACATGTTTGAATATTATAAAGCTAAACATGAGAAAATTGAACAGAATTATAAATTAGAAACAATGACATTAACACCAATTGAAATGCTAGAAAATGAACTGAAATTATTAAAGCGTTCAAAAGAAAAATCAATTCATTCTTATTCTGAAAATAGAATATCTAATGAATTACATCAAACACATATAAAAAATTTAAATCCATTAATAGAACAATTTGAAAAAGATATAAAAACACTTAATGAAAATATATAAATTTTGCTTATTAATATATTTTATATATCTTTGCATTAAATATAATTCATATATACACTCAGTAAACTTACATTTGCTAAGAGCTGAGTGTTTATTGTCCTGTGGTGTAACTGGCAACACATCTGATTTTGGTTCAGAAGAGTCTAAGTTCGAGCCTTAGCGGGACAACTATCATGAAAATAATTAAAAACATAAATCTTTCACTTTCATTAAATAAGGGCAGAAATGACCTTATGTATGAATCATTAGAAGAGATATTGGAATTTTACCAACCTATTGGTGGAATGTTAAAGCATTTACAGCAATGTAGAGATAATAAAAAAACATTAGGTTTTGTAAAATGCCACACCTTTGATGAAGAGGAGGGTGATTTTGATTTTATTCAAATTTATAAAGATGACTTTTCAGATCAATTTGAGATACTTCATGAAAATGTAAGGGTGTATGGCCAATATTTAATAATAACAGCTTCAGAGGGCGATTTTAGGTCAAAGATGTTAAGAATTGATCGTGGGAATACAGAAGGAACTTTTAAATTTGAGGATTTTTAGTTATGAGTAAAGAAGAGGGTATTCTTTTATTAGCAATTTTAGCTGTAATATTAATATTATGGAATTATTCTAAAGAAAAGAAAAATAAAAAATCAAGTGCAGGAATTGATTCTGTTATAGCTGAAATAGATCTTCTTGAACACCCAGAAATAGAAGAGGAGACTAAGAAGTGGGTGAAAGAATATAAATTAGAAAAGTGGTTTAAAAATTATTTTAATAAAAAAAGTTGAATATTTTTTTGTTTTTAAAAATATATAAACTATATTTGTAAAGTTAATTAAAATTAAGAAAAAATAAAATGGAAAATACAGAAATAAAAAATCATGAAAGTTATGGAATGATAAATATTTCAAGATTTAGTTGTAATAAATCTCAGTTTTTTGGGTCTGATTTATCCCATAGTGGTGGTATTTCAATTACCATAAGTAATGCAGAAAAAGAAACTAAACTAAATTCAGACTGGTACCATACAACAGAATCATTAATAAGGATAGAATTATCTCATAATCAATTTGTAGATGCAATTACTAGTGGAATGAATACATCTGGAGTTCCATGCACAATTAAACGATATGGGAATAAAAAGGTTGAGCAAATAGATCATATTGAAGATAAAAAAGAGCAATTTTCTAACAGTATGAAAGATACACATTCTAAGTATAAAATACGTATTGACAACATATTAGATATGTTTGAAGGCAATATAGGTAAAAGAAAAGCATCTGAAATAAAGCATGAACTAGAAGTATTAAAAAACCATATATCAAGCAATACTAACTTTGTTATGACTTGTTTTAATGAAGCAATGGAAAAATCAGTTACTGAGGCAAAGCATAGTATATCTAACTACATAGATCACAAAGTTCATTCATTAGGAATAGAAGGATTAAAAAAAGAATTGCAAATTTCAATCGAAAACAAATAAAAAAATATCATGAAAAATATTAAAAAAGTAAAGGTAAAATTACAAGAAGTCGATAAGAAGATATTTGATAAGAATATTGATCATACCGATAGAGCATTAACTAAATTATTTGCAAAAAGAGATAGATTACTAGAAAAACTTGAAAAATAAACAGATATTTTTCTGTAAATTAAAATATAATTTATATATTCGTAAACAATCAAACATCATGAAGAAATTAAAGTTAAAATACTTATCCGATAGAAAAATAGCTGCATGGCAAAATGAAATAGCTGCTATTTATAACACTAATATTCCAATATCAGTAATGTCAGTCATAAATGTGATTCAATATTCAGATGAAGTTGAAGAGCATAAGTTAAGTGATAAAATAAAACAAAGAGTCTTCTTTAAAACAAAGGATTGTCTTGAGCGAATTGATAAATTAGAGAAATAATGGGAGCAGTATTTGGAATAGCAGGAGTAATAATAGCACTAATAACATTAGGTGTATTAGTAGTAAAAGAACTAAGTAAATTGTTTTAAAAAAACAACATGAAAGATACTGAAATACATGAAGGTTTAGAGAATAAAGAAATTAGGGATTTTCTAAGTAAGTCAATTGTGGACGTGTATAAAGAAAAGGGCAGAGCCCCACTATTTACCTATGATTCAGAAAATGTTTTTGATAATTCTATAAAACACACAAAATTACAAATAAAGAATCTTGAGTCTGAAGTTGTAAAATTAGAAACCTTAAAGTCAGTTGGAATATTGGCAAAAAATATGGGTTGGGAAGAATTTGACATTTCAGACCATATAAGTAAAACAGGTAAGATGTATAGAAATTTCTTTGGAACAGAAAAAGAGTTTGAAAAGTTTTGTAAGGATAACAATATTGAATATTAAAAAAAATAACAATGGCAAAGAAAAAAGTTACAAAAAAGAAACCTGCAATAAAAAAGATTGTAGTAAAAAAAGAAATAGAAAAGGTTTATAAGCATAAAGAGAAGTTTATAAATATGGTTAGTAATTTATCAGGACTTCCAACTCATGCAATAAGTGAAGAGTCACATTTTCATGATCATTTAGGTTTTGATAGTTTAGATGATATTGAATTATTAATGATGTGTGAACAGCAATTTCATATAGCTATATCTGATTTAGATGCTGAAAGGGTGTCAACAGTAAAAGAAGCTTTAGAATTAATTGAGTTATTGATAAAGAAATAATTATGAAAGGCAGAATTTCAAAGGTAATTGAAAAACTCAAAAAAGAAGGTAGAATTGAAACATTAACATTTGAAGAAACTTGGGATATTGATGTTAAAATAGCAAAAGGTGTCCAAAAATCAATGGGAAGATATTGTTCCTATTGTGGAAAGTTGTCTTGTAATGGGAATTGTAATTAAAAAAATAAAAATATGTTTTATTGTAATAAATGTAAAGAAAAAAATAATTGGCCTGAGTCAATAAGCAAGTCAATGGGTGGGTGTGAAATTTGTGGAGATAACAATGCATTATGTAATGATGTGCCCAGTTCTCGCTTACCTGAAAAAGAGAAACCTCAATTAGCAATGAGAGATGCAAAAGATATTTTTGAAGATGCAAGAAAAGAGGTTTTAGATTCAGGTAATTATGGATTAGAAAATATGGCTAAAATAGGTATAGAGAAAGCACAAAAAGAAATGTTTTACTATATTTATGAATTAGCTGAAGCCGAAAATGAGAATAGTAGACTTATAGATTTTTTCGATAAATTAGATGGTGAATTAATATTTAACGCAGACTAATGAAAAGATTAACATTTACAGTAACATGTGATGTATGTGGATGTGATGGAGAAATTCAAGGTACTCCTTATGTTGATAAAAATAAAGACTATATTCAACATATTGATCCAAAAGTATGTGAGAAAAATATAAAACTAAAAAAGAATAACGATAAAACTAAAAAAAGATAAAATGAAAATAGCTGAAACGATGATATTAAGTTTTGATGTATGTAAGAAGAAAAATGAATTAAGGGAAGATTATGATGACTATTCTAGCTTGGTTGATCCTAATAAAATAATTAAAGATAAGTTAGAAGATGGAGAACTTTATCATATTTCAATAACATTGACACGTAAATAAAAAACTAATAAAATGAAAACACATTTTAAAGCAAGAGCATTATTTTTAGTTACAATATTAACATTATTGTTAGTATTGAGTTGTTGTTCTGGTAACGACAATAAGGTAACAGAAAAAGAGCAACTTCGTGAAGTAGTTATTGAAGGTACCACATTACAATATAAAGTATTTTCAGTAGACTATTATACTTCTAAAATACACTATAAAGTATTTTCTAATGGTAAAGGACATGTGTTTGTAGTAAACATAACTAAAGATAGTTTAGAGTGTATTAAATTAAGAAAGTAATGGAGTTTAAAAAATTAGACATTTGTGGTGCAATTGAAGCAACTATTGGTGAGGTGGGAAGTGTTATAACTCATGAAAATTTAAGAGAATCCATAGCCAAATTACATGGAATGATCAATAAGCATATACAGTATGAAATAGATCATTTAGAAAAGGGAATGGGTGTTTGCACCTTATGCTCTAAAAGCTTTAAGTTATCAAAGACATATTCCGATTCATGTATTTGCGATGATTGCGGTAGGGAATTAACAGGTTATGTATAAATAAAAAATAAGAAATATGAGTAAAATAGACTATAAATGTCCTTATCAAGAATTTAGTTGTACTAAATTAGATTCAGCCACTTTAGTAATGTATTGTAGATGTTCTGATTGTGAACATTATAGAGATAGAGTAAGACCAACAGGTGGAATAATTTCTATGAAGGGTGTAATAGATTTTTTTAGAGAGTTAAAGAATTTAATAGATAATTATCATAAATGATAGCAACAAGAAATAATACATTTGATTATCCCTACAGAATTGAACTTTCTATTGGAATGGGTTACACAAAAGAAAAACTAACAAAAAAAGAAAAGGATTCGCTCAAATCAAAAAGATTACTAGAAACAGGGTGGAATAATCCAAGGAAGATAAGAAGAAAAAAAGAAATCAAAGTTAGGTGGAGTGTAAGTAGAAATATCAGAAATAATTTACCAATTAAGATAAGAAGAGATGAAAGAACAACTAATAAGTTTAGCCAAACAAAGGGGATTTAAGTCAGACCATATTGATATGGATTTCTTCATTGAGAAAAAAGGTGAAATTTTTGAGTATTGGTTTTATTTATGGATGTGTGAGCTCCAGAAGTTCTTAAGAGAAAAGAAAGATATTGATGTCATAGTTACTCCAGAATATAATAGTGATGGATATTCATATTATTTATATAAAAATAAAGAAGAAATGTTTAGTGTTCATTCAAGTAGAAATGTATATGAGAGTGAACTTGAAAAAGCTTTAATTGATGGACTAAACTTAAAGTTAATTAAATGAATAGAGATATAAAAATATTAGCCGAGTTATTATCTGAACGCAAATATTTTGATTTGGAAGAAATTGAAGACTTAATTGATATTCATTTTAAATTGTGGGTTGATGATTATAATAGTGAAGGTAATGGGATTATAAAAAAACGAAATAGATTATTAAATGAACAGGAGCAAATAAAAATCCAAAAATTTGCAATTGAAAAACAGTTATTAATAGCAAAATCCGAATTAAAAGAAGGTAAAAAAGTAGATACTAACTGGATGGCAAAAGCTAACTTAGCAAGTAGAATAAAAGGAACACAAATTGTAAGAATACAAAACCAGTTAAGTAATTTAAAAACAATAGAAAAACAAATAAATATTGATAAAAGTAAGATACAAAATGAATTTGAATTCCAAGAGCTTAGAAATTACGTTCATAAATTATTAGGGAAAGAAAAATTTATTGAATTAATGCAAAGCATACGTAATAAATTAACTAATGAAAAAATATAGAGTTAAAATTAAAAGTCCTTTTCTTGAGAAAGGTGAAGTGTGTGAAGTTGATAACGATGGTAAATTTGCCATAGAAAACGAATTGTGTTTTGACCCGAAATTATATCCAGAAATATTTGAGGAAATTGAACAACCTCTATTTACTACTGAAGATGGAAAAGACATATATATAGGTGAGAAGGTTTGGTTTGTTGAGAATGGAGCTGAACATGCATTTTCAACGAAAGCTAAGAAAGATGAAGTATATTATGATACACTTGATACATTAGATGGTTGTAAATCATTTTCAACAAAAGAATTAGCTGAAAAATATATTGATGAAAACAAACTTAGGTTTAGCCGACTTGATATGGAAAAGGCTTTTGATGCAGGGATTGAATTTATGCGCCTTAATAATAGAAAAGGGCTTAGGGTTAATTTTAAAGAATGGATGGTAAAATATAAAAAGAAAAACAAAGCAAGTGCAGTACATAAAATATAATTTAAGATGTATTGAACAGGCTTTAGTGCAAGCATTAAAACAAAAAAATAAGTATATTGACAGTATTTGTATTACTTTTATATTTTATTTAATAATAACATAAATAGCATAGAGTGGCAAAAAGTGGTAAAGTACATATTGATAGCTGTACAAATAAGGAGGCAGGAGAGAGATACAATAAAATTGTGGATATAGTTAATAATGAGAACTATAGGATGTGGCAATGTAGTGATGAGGTTACTAGGTTAGACCTGTTTGGTATCAAGTCTCATGTACTTAATAAAATAAAATGGCTTCCAGAAACAGAGAAGTCTGCTATCATCCAGAGATATGACAGGTTCAGTCTATTGAAAAGCCATATGGCAAGGCTTAAAAGAAAGGCTTATGGCACCCTAGAGCAAGGGTTTAAGAGTGTTTTAGAAGCAAGAAAGGCAGAAGTATTAGAGTTATTTGCTATGTATTATTCAGTAGATGAGATACATAAGAAACTATTAACTGAAACAGGTCTTCAATTAAATATAGCCAGTGTTCATAGATTTTATAAGAAATACAGAATTGAGATTGAAAGACTCCAGCTGGATTATGATTCTGAATATGGCACAATTGGTATATCCAGGAAAAGAAGTAGACTAGAGATCTTGGATATAATGCTTAGAAGGATAAGGTCAGAATTTGATAAAGCATCTGGTAAACACATGTTACCTTATGCCAAAGAAATGAAAAATATACTTGAACAAGCCAGAAAAGAAGTAGAAGGGGAACAAGTCCACCTTAATGTAGATGGTACAATCAACATAACAGCAACTATTGAGTCCGCTAAGAGTGTTGAGCAATTATATAGTGATATTAACTTCATGAATCTATTAATATCGAGGGTGGCAGCTAGAATGCGTATTAATCCAATGGTGTTAAACTACCAATTAACTAATAGTTGGTATGCTAAATTTACAGGTATTAAAAGAAATGACTCATTAATGCATGAAGTTCCTGATTACCCTAGTAAAATAATACTTAATTGGGATAATTTACAAAAAAAGGCATTAGAAAGAGAAAAAGAGTATCAAGATCTAAAGAATAAATTCGCAGAAGATGCTCAATTACTTCCTACAGATGAAGAAACTGATAAAGCTGAAAAATTAAGGGTGGCATTAAAAGAAAGACTTTTGCAGAAGCAGGATTATGTGGATGGTGCAAAAGATAGGATACGTGGAATAAAGAAATAAATAATATATGAATGAATTTAAGGTTGAAATAGATGGTAAGCAATTAAAAGATAGAATCAATGAAGTTCTTGATTCTTCTATTAGACTTGCATTAGGTAAAAATAAAGCAGATATTGAAGGTATTCTTGAAAATTACTTCTCTAAAGGGGTTTTTAAGAATAAAATTTCAGAGTTTGATAATGCTTTAGATTGGGAAGTAGAAGCTGCCTTTAGAGAGGGTGTAAGTAAAGCTATTGAAGAATTAGATTTTAAAGAGATTATTGCTAAAAAAGCTAAAGAGTTATTACAAGACGATGATTTAATTACTCAATTAGCAGAAGCAAAAGTGCGTTCTTCTTTGGGATTGCCGCAAATTGAAAAGGAATAAATTAACAATAGTTAGGTGGATTATGAAAAATAAAGCAGTAGAAGAAAAAGAATTTAACCCCTATGATTTATCAGAAACAGGTGGACATATTAAAAATAGAGAAAAGCAACAGAAGTTTAAAAGTAAATTTGATAAGTGATGAAAAAAGAAGACATGTTGAAGAAATTTCAATCACATCTTAAAGATGATAAATATAAATCATGTGTTGAAAATTACATGGGTGGTATAGCCTTTCATGTTTCTAATGAAAGTAATTTAATGGTTAAGTCTAAGATAGGTAATTTTGAATTAAAAACAGTTCAATTGACATCAGACTTAACTTCCTTTTTATTTGAATATAGTGAAGTTAATGTAATTAAATCTGAAAAAGAGGAAAACAAAACGCCAGAAGAAAGATATGTTGATAAATTATTGAAACTAACTGATATCAGTAAACGTGTCCTAACAGATATAATCAATGGTGATGTAGATGAATGGGTTGTTGATGATGAAGTTTTAAATGCAGAGCAGTTATTGGAAATGTTTAAAAAAGAAACAGAATGAAAACACCAGAAGAAGTGTTGAAAAAGCATATAGAAGATATTTATGTATTTGATAAATCAGCGACATCAGATAAAGAAGTTGATGAACTTAGGAATGGCATTTTAGCTGCAATGGAGGAATATGTAGAACAGCAGATTAAAGCTTCTAAGAAGAAACATACTGAAGAATTTGTAGTATTGTTAGGTAAGGAGCATGGTAATGTATTCTGGACCATGAATAAGGATGATCTAGACATTAAACCCTATTATGTGTTGGAATACACAGATGACGAAAGAAGGGCAATTAAAGTTTGTAACAGTATAAGACAATATTGATATGGGTAATAAAGAATTAGTAGATTTTGTAAATTTTGAACTTCCTAATGAAGATGGTTGGTGGGATGAATCTAATGCTAAAAAATATCATAAAGCAGCAGGAACACTTCTAAGTTTAGGAATGAGTGTAGAAGACATTAAAGCTATATTATCTGATTTATACAATGCAGTTGTTGATGAATTTGGAGGATAAGTTATATGGGTAAACTTATAATTGATAATAGAACCGAAATAAGTGATTTTGATGCTTTATGTTTAATCCAGAAAGTAGTTAGCGAAGGCAGGATATCTAATGGAGATAGGCAGTATTGCTACCTAACAGTATTCCATTTAGAGAGTGGTGAATATTCGGTATCAACTGATTTAAATAAAAAGTCCGATAGATTTATGATAACACACAGAAAAAAGAAATAATGAGTCACGAAGCAAATATGTCCGATGATGAATTTTTAAGAGCTTATGGTATTGAACCTAAACCTCGAAAATTTATTTCAGTAAGCAAGATAAAGAAATTAATTTCAGATAAGATAGCAGATTGTGAAGCTAAGACAAGATTAAAGTATGGTGTTTTGAAGGTTGATAGAATAGATGTGGTGGCTTTGAGGGAATTATATAATGATATCATAAAACATGAAGATGAAAAATACTAGAGATAGAATTTTATTAACAGTAGCATGGGCAATAGTAATGACATTATTGATAACTGTATTATGGAACCTATGACAGATAAAGAATATAAAAAGGAATTAATTATAGGTATATTGGTTGTAATAATAGCTACAACATGTGTATTAATTATTATGAATTTATGAATTGGACAAAATATAGTTGGGAAGATAAAACAAGTCATCCACCAAAACCAGGAAGGTATCTTATACATAGAAGAAAATGTGACAAGATGCATTTTGAACAGTGGAATGGAATAGGTTGGGCAAGTAGTAATAATGATTGTACTGATTGGTGTGATCCAAGTAAGCCTGATTACCAAAAGAAAACCCAACAGGATATTGATGACATATGGAAAGATGTTGAAAAGTTTGAAGTTAGGCTACAAGAAAGGGAACGGGAATTAGAAAAGCTTATAATTGAGTATAGGAATAAAACCCCAGATTTAGATGATACCATAACTACCTTTTGGTTATGGTTAGTTAGAAAAGCAAAAATTGAAGTTATTGATGCTGAAGAGTTTATTGAAGTTCATGGATATAAAGATGGGGTATTTATTCCAGTGATATCATTTAAGGAGTTGTTGGAATTATATAAAAGCAATTCACTACATGGCGATAAAGATTTAAAATAAATAGTTATGTATAAGGAAGTAAAAATAGTAATGTTGCCTAGTGAAGAAACTGGGATTAAGATTGGTGATATAACTAAGCCTAATAAAGATTATTTTGAAAGCAATCCATTATTAGGGAATGATTTAGGTTTAGCTATAAGAGAGTTTAAAGCAAATAAATCATATACTACCCAACATCTTTATATCACATCAGATGATGAAATAAAAGAAGGTGATTGGATATTATTAAAATCTATTGGTAAGGGTCAAATAGGAAAATATTCTTTTGATAAAGAATACCAAACCCATGATTTAACCACATTAAGCAATGTACATTACCCTTATAAAACAAAGGAATATTTTGTTAAAGTTATAGCATCTACAGACAAAAGTTTAAACCTTCCTAGTTTATCAGATGAGTTCTTAAAGGAATTTATAGAAACTTACAATAAAAAACTTAGTGTTGTAGCTAAAGTTCAATATGATGAAGGTGTTGTTGGTAAAGATTGGGAAGATAGAGTACCAACTGATGAGATTTATTGTTGGCCAGCTACAGGTGAATATGATGAATTAGAAATCAAAATATATTTACACATCAAAGAAAGTTGGAATAAAGAAGAAGTAGAAGCTCTTCTATTTAAGCTACATAAGCAGAAAACCATATCTACTCATTTTGATATCTATGAGTGGACCAAACAAAATTTAAAATAAAGCTTAAAAAAATTTGTATTGTCAGATATATTTTATATATTTGCAGTCATAAGATAATTATATAAACGATAATTACAGAGTATTAACTAATCAGGAGGAATCAATATGCTATTTTAAAGTTTATAAAAAAGTAAAGGAAACACTGGGTTATTGCAAAAAAAGGGATTTTGTAGACGTAAATAAGATTAACCCAGTGTTTTTAAAACAGTTAGTTAATTATAAATAGCAAAACCTTAAAATTTAGAAGTGAATTAAGGCTATCACCTTAAAAAAACAGACATAAAATGACAAAAACTAAAAAGCCAACAAATAATATAACCTTTTCTAAAAAGATTATAGATGTGTTAGCAGAAGAATATGCAGAAGATGTTAATAGTGGATTTGGTGGTGGTAACACTTATCATTCAGATTATATTAGTTTTGTTAATGGGTTTGAAAAGGCAGTTGAAACAATAAATGGTAAAATAATTGAGTAATGGCAAAAGAATTAAAGCCTTCCAAATGGGGAATTAAAGTTGATAAGTCTAAAGCGACAAAGACTCATGAGCTAAAAGGATCTGTATTTCCAAAAGATTCTGATTTAAATGTTAATATTGAGACTAAAGAAATAAAGATAACATTTACATGTGAACATTGTAAAAAAGTAATGGAATTAACACCTACTGAAGTAGATAAATTAAAGCAAGGTAGTAAATTAGTTCATAATTGTCCTAAAGAAAAGAAGCAATGAGAGATTTAACTGGAGAAACAAAAAAGATTGTTAATCAAGCTATTTCTAATATAGAGAGAGTTAAAGGTAAATCTGTTTCTATTAATATTGAAGAACTACAAGAAGAAATTGATAAAATAGTAGACGAAAAAGAAAAAGATGAGGAAAATTAAGTTAATTGCCTTAAAGATATCAAGAGCATTATTATTCGTCATCCTATTTACATTAGGGGCTATTTTTATAGTGATCGCAGGAATTATTGGAGGAGATCTATATAAGTGGTATAAATCACAAAGATATAAGCTCTGGAGGCCTGAAATGACTTTAGGAGACAAAATAAAGAATTATTAGTTTTTTGTTTAGTAGTTTGATTGACACGAAACCCACTATGATTGGTGGGTTTCACTTTTCCAAGAAAAATAAATCAAAGAATTTCTTTGGTTCTAAGAAAATAATAACACAAAGATTTAATAAACCTCAATTAAAGGGTAAATTAATTTTAATCGAAGGTGAATATTATAGAATAATTTAAAAACATAATAACAGAATGGATGAAGTTGAAGAACTTAAAGAAGAAATTGAAAACGATAAGGCTTTAATTAAAAGACGTGAAGAATTAAAAAAGGTTGTTAAGTAATAGTTTTTAGTTTAATTGTAATCAACGAGAAAGACTGCTAATTAAAAAAGGCAGTCTTTTATTTTTATATTATTTAATTTTTTTATAATTTTATAGCGTTTATAATTCGGTATAATTAAAATGAAATAAATATAATCATGTACACAACAATGATTACAAACAAGAACGAAATTACAAAAAGTGATTTTGATAAGTTAAATGAAGTAAAAGATTTTGATATCTTTAGTCCTCAGCAAATTGGAATGCTAATGGCTAATCTTAATTCATTAGTTAAAAAAGGCGAAGTGGATGAGTTAAATGAAGAAGAAATTGAATTAATTAAGGCAGGAACAGCTGAATTTAAAAATCTAACCAAATACACTATTAATGAAATGATTGAGAATAGAATCGTTAAAAGTGATATCTATGTACAACCTAAGCAAGTTAAATGGCTTGACATTATTGAAAAGTCTGAAACTGGTGAAAAAATAGAAAAAGGTATTTATTTAGATACTCCACTTAATCAAGAGTTAGGTAGAGTTGGTATTACTTTTGAAAAAGGTAAGAAGGCTGTTAAGAAAGCAGATAAGGAAGAAACTGAAGAAAAAGATGAAGATTACGATGAAGACATGATGAAATCTGCATCTGAATATGTTTCAAAAGGTGGTATGGAGAAAAAAGACATGTATAAAGGCATGGTGGAGAAGTATCCAAAAGGCGACAAAGACATGATGAAGAAATGCCTCAATAAAGCTTATAAGAATATGTCTGATGATTATATGAAGAAAGCTAATATTGAGATTGAAATTGGTGATGACGATGAGGACAAAAAAGAAGAAGAAACAGAAAAGGGTAAAAAATAATATTCTTCAATAATCGGTAAAATTCAATTGAATACAAGAGGAATATAATGGCAAAGAAGAAAATATTTAACAGAAGCCAGAATAATTCAAAACCAAAAAATCTTCAAGAGCTGTTAAGACAAAAGACAGAATTAGAACAATTAGAGCTTTTTTATATCGAAAAGGCTCTAAATTCTAATAATCCACAAGCTTATGTTGAAGCTAAAACTCATATAAAAGGTATAGAGGAAAGGAAGAAAAATGATTTAAGGTCGTTTACTACCAACCCTATGCAGAGCTATTATACTGGTGAAGGGTATAAATACAAGCCACAAGGACTTAATAATGATTTGTTAAGGAATATGTCTAATACACCTCAAATAAAGGCTATAATTAACACTAGAATAGAACAAGCTGGTAATTTCAATAGTTTTTCAATTAATTCTCAAAGTCCAGGATGGATAATTCAAAAGAAACCAGGACTATTTGATACAGAAACAAAAGAATTAACTAATGCTGAGAAAAAAGAAATAGAAGCTATTGTATTATTCTTAGAGCGTGGCGGTAATACTAATATTTGGGATTTTGATGGCTGGGAAAGCTTTACAAGAAAATTATATGAAGATAGTTGGGCAATTGATCAAGGAGTATTTGAAGTTGCTGTAGATAGAATAGGTAGACCAACAGGCTTTGATGTGTATGATGGAACAACTTTCTATTTAGCAGAACACAATGTTAAAAATGAAGAAGAAAGAGCCAAACTTGAAGCGTATATGATAAATGGATATTTGCCTAGATACGTACAAGTATTTGGTAATAGTATTTATAGAGAATATTATCCTTGGGAACTTTGTTTTGGAGTAAGAAATTCAACAACTAATGTTAGGTTGAATGGATATGGATTAAGCGAAAACGAAACATTGATTCAAGTCATTACATGGATGTTGAACAGTAACCAATATAATGGTAATTTCTTCCAACAAGGCAGTAATCCAAAAGGTATTTTAAACTTCAAAGGCAATGTTGATTCCACCCAACTTGAAAATTTTAAACAAGCATGGAGAAATACACTTTCGGGGTCTTCCAATTCACATAAACTTGCTGCTATCAGTGGTGGAGACATGGAATGGCTTAATATGCAGCTCTCAAATCGAGACATGGAATTTCATAAATGGAGTGAATTTTTAACAGTATTAAGTTGTACAGTATTTAGAATTGATCCAAGTGAGGTAGGATTTAATGTTGAAGGTGGTGGAAATAGCACATTTGGTCAAGATGGTCAAAAAGAAAGATTGGCTCATAGTAAGGAAAAAGGATTAGAGCCATTTTTAAAGTTTTGGCAAAGGAAATTCACTAAGTATTTAGTTGGACCAATGTCAGGTGGAAAATATGAATTTAAATTCACAGGATTAGAACCAGATGACGAAGAAGCATCTTTAGAAAGAGATGTTAAGATTCTTACAAATGGTGGTATGTCAGTTCAAGATTTCTTCTTAAAATATAGTGATAAAGAGCTTGATATGAGTAAAGATATTTTACTTAATCAAATAATGGTGTCATATAAGCAAATGGAACAGTCAGGCACTGAAGAAGCAAACGCAGCTGTAGATGAAGATGCTGGGGAATCATTCGACAATCCATATGAGGAATTTGAAAATAAAAGCAATACAGATCCATTTAGTAAATCCTTAAACAATTACCTTAATAAGTTCACAAAAGAGTCTCAAATAGCCTAAAAATGACAATAAAATGAGTTTAACAACAGATAACAAAGACCCAAGATTGGGTAAAAGTAAAGACGACAATTCTGAATCACAGAATGAAGCTTACCTAGTTTTATCAGATGAGGAAATTGCCAAAGGGCTTGTTAGGCCAGTAAGAACTAAGTATATTCATGTTGGTAGATATTACGAACATAAACCAAATATATTGAATGAGATTTATAAAGCCAATAATAAAGTATATGTTGCTACAATTCCAAGTTTAGTTGAAGGTGGCAGGGTTATTGGCAGTACATATGTTACTCAAGAAGAATTAGATGAATACAATAAACATGAAAAGAAAGGTGGATATATTGGTGGTTGTGGAACAATGACAGAAATGAATATTACAATTGCTGAAACATATGCGAGAAAACCTAGTTTTTATAGTTCAACCTATTGTGTAGGATGTAAAGCTCATTTGCCAGTTAGTGAATTTATTTGGGATGGAACAAATCAAAAAGTTGGATCATGATAAAAAAAGCAGGAATAGTAGCAGATAATTATAAGGTGGAGAAATTCAAGGAAAAGCTTATTGAAAAAGGTTTTACAGATTTTAAAGTTGCTCCATTTAAAGGCGAAACCAGCACTATACAAGTTATGATTCCAGAAGAAAAAATAGGTGAGATTAAAAATATTTGTGCATTTGTTGAGTTATTTTTTAAAACTAATCCTAACTAAATGGCTAAATCATACAGAGTACCACCTATAGGTGAGGTTAAAACAGTAAGATTAATCAGAAGTAAAGGTAAAAGACTAAAGGACCCAATTCGTTTCCCGAAAATAGCAGGAGTTACGGAAAAGAAATTCACAGATTCCTACCTTAAAATGATGAATAATATGACCAAAATGATCCAAATTGAATTATTAAATCAAGTTAAGTGATTTTCAACCAACAGAAAATACAAGAAATATTAAAGATTATAAATTTTAATCATACTTTGTTTATCGGTCAAAATGTAGGAACTGATATACTAACAAAGGACGATATAAAGCTATTAAAGCAATTTGGGATAGACTTAAAGGACTTAAAGACACCATTCACACCATACGAACAAAACTTCTATTTCGGTAGATTAGCGGCTGCATTAGGCAATAACAATACAGCAAAGTTAGAATACAATGATTTTCTTAAATATTTAAGGCGTGGACAGTATGTTCCATTAAATACAAGAGAGAAAGCTTCTCTAGATTTTGCCAAACAAAGAACTTATTCACATTTAAAAAATTTAGGTCAAAAAGTAAATCAAAATACAACAAACATAATTGTAAATGAAGGTCAATCATATAGAGACTTTTTTGAAGCAACAACAAAAGGAAGTATAGAAAGAGCGATTGTAGAGCGTGATACAATTAATAGTGTAATTTCAGAAATTGGAAATAAAACAGGCGATTGGAGTAGAGATTTAGGCCGTATAGCAGCAACTGAAATGGCTGCCGTATATGAGGAAGGTCGTGCTGCTGAAATAGAAAAGCAAGATGGTAAAGAAGCTCAAGTATATAAAGAGGTTTATCCACAGGCATGTAGGTTCTGTATTAGATTTTATACAACTGGGGGTATTGGAAGCAAGCCAAAAGTATTCACATTGGATACATTAAGGGCAAACGGAACTAATGTTGGGAAAAAACAGAAAGATTGGCTTCCTACATTAGAACCAGTCCACCCTTTTTCGATTACGGAAGGCAAAACATCTGTTTTAACAGATAATGGCTGGAAGATGATTAAAGAAATTGAAATTGGTGATCAAGTTTTAACTCATAAAGGGAGATTTAGAAAGGTTTTATCAACTTTAAAAGATTATCCATGCCCACACACAGAAGAAAGCCATAAGTTGACTTATACTATTTATTATAATCATTATAACACTAAAGAGCCCGATGATGTGGTTAAAATGACATTTACAGGAGATCATAAACTATTGACACAAAGGGGGTGGGTAATGACAAAAGATTTAAAGTCTACAGATAAACTTAAAAAATTATTAAAAAAATGTGTTATTTGTGATAATTATTTGCCATCTTATATGGGTGATAGTAAAAATTGTTGCAGTGATAAATGTTCTAATAAATACCGAGCTATTAATGCTAATAAATTATGGGATAAACGAAAGAAAGAAGGTTTTGATGAATTTAGCGATAAAATAAGTAAAAAAGTTAAACAGAATTGGGAAGATGGAGTTCATGAAAATACATTAAAAAATCTTCAATCTAAGGAAATGATTGAAGGAACTAAAGAAAGAATGTTAAATGGGCAAGCATTAAAGGCTATGAAGGCAGCTGCTGGAACGAGGGTTTCTAAGCCGCAGAAAAAATTATATGAAATGGTTAAATCTCTTTATTCAGAAGTTGAATTAGAGTATGAAATATTTAACAAGAGTTTGGATATTGCTTTGCCAAAATATAAGATTGATATAGAATTTGATGGAGCCTATTGGCATGATAGCAGGAAAGATGAAGACAATAAAAGAGATGAATTGTTAAAATCTAATGGGTGGCATGTTTTAAGATATTCTGAATTGCCAAAATTAGGAATATTACATGGTGATATTGAAAGAATTACACAAAACCATGAAGGAGATTATAGGTTTGAATATACCAATATTTTATTTATAAAGAAAAATTTCACAACTAAACACACAAAACTGTATGATATAGAGGTTGAAGAAGATGAAAGTTTTGTTGCTAGGGGGGTAATTGTCCATAATTGTAGGTGTATGGTTCACAGAGTTCCAGCAGGATATATTTGGGATGATGAATTAGGAATGTTCACACCACCTAAAAGGGATAAGAATAAAGAAAAGAAAGGAATTAAAATAACAGTAGGGGACAAAGTTTATGAAGTTTAATCTTATAAAATATTTTGCAGTGTTCTAGTTAACTAAACTAGAACATTATGTCAAGAAGTAAAAGAAAGCCTTGGGTTAAAGACAGTAATAAGTACAATAATTGGTACAATAAATTACATAGAAGAACTAATAAGGTAAGAGTAAGCCAAGGTAAAAGGCCTTTAAATATGGTTGAATTGGTAGACCCTTGGGATGTATGTGATTGGAGATGGGGTTGCCCAGAAGAAATAGAAGCATACAGGAAATGATTTAAAAGGGGGTAATTCCCCTTTTTTATTTAATAAATTTTAATATAAGAAAATTTTTTATTAATTTTATAGCGTTTATAAACATCGTACAAATAACAATCGGTTTAAGGATGTACACTTTAAACAAAATGAAAAATTTCATATTTTCAAATACACAAAATACCTTCAATTACGAGTTCAAGACAGATTTTATTACAGGGATGGATAATTTTACCGTTCATGATAGAAATGTTTCAGGAACTCCAACTGAGGATGATTTAATAAGAATAGGTATTGATTTTAATCTTTTACCCTACACTTACCAAGAATTTATAGCATTTGCAGAAGATAATAATTTCACATTAACAGAAGTTGATTTTTCAGCAAATAGCTCTAGTGCTTTAAATACAGCAACAGCTCTTAGCATTACAACAAGTTCATTAGCAGCTGGAACAGTAGGTGTAGCAGAAATTACTACAGTAACAATGGATACTTTTGCTAATTCAGCTCAAGGGGATTATATGATTCTCAACAATAAAGCTGGCGAAAGTTTTGCTGTTTGGTTAGATTTAGATGCAGCTGGTACAGTTCCAACAGGACCATTATTTTTAGCTACAACATATCAAATATTGGCAGGTATAGCAACAGCTGATACAGCGATTCAGGTTGCTGGTAAAGTTAAAGCTGCAATTGAATTAATATCTGATTGGACAGGTTTTGAAACTATTACTGATAATGGTGATGGTACATTAACTGTTACAAATAGTGATTTAGGTACAGTAACAGATGCAACAGTTCATAATGCTGCTGAAGATGGTGCTGGTTCTATAGGTGTTGCTGAAGCAACTCCAGGTTCTGGAGATTACAGCGTTCAATTAGCTAGTACAGGTGGGAATGAAGCCTATACTTATGCATTAGATGCAACATCTGATCCGTTAGTGGCAGGATTAACATTATCTTCTACTGGTTTAATTAGTGGAATACCAACCACAACTGGAACGCCAGATATGGTATTTTTAGTAACAGATCAATTGAGTCAAACTGCTATAAATGTAGCAATAACATTAACTGTAACATAAAAATTTATAAATCATGGGATCACCTAAAAGTAAAAGAAATTATCCTGGAATAAATATTAAAGACACAAAGGGGTTAACAGTCCCCTTTGTTTTTAATAATGGGGTAGACTATGCTACTGTTGATTATAATTATACTCCAAAAATTCAATCAGAAGGGTTTTTTGCTGTACCATTAGATGTAGGTGTAATTATAGTTCAATTATTTGGACAAGAAGATAGTGAGACTTATATAATAAGTGTTGCGGAAGTTACTGCTTATACGGGAAAACCACTACCATATAGATTAAAAAAAATAGTGGCATCAGGTACAACAGTAACTAATATAAAAATCGTTTGGTAAAAAACTTATCAAAAAAGTCTTAAATAATGTCTATTGGATCAAGAAGAGATAATTTAAAGAGTATAATGCGAACTGAACTACCAGTTAGTGTAGGTAAGGGTGCAATTGAAGCAATTATTGGCTTAGATGAGACAAATTACGAAATCAATCTTGATAATGATTCAAGAATAATAACTTTAGAAAATAATGAAACTATCTACCAAGTTTTCTCATATGTGGGAACAGCAACATCAGGCCAAGTGTCAGTCTATCAAGAAAGCTCAATCTTCGACATTTATGGGGATGGGTTGGTTGATGCAATTGTGGTCAAAGCTGATGCAAATCAAAATCCGCTTGAAGAAATAGTTGTTGATTCCAGTGGAGGTCAAATAACAGTTACTTCTCTAATAGATAATTTAAATAATACGGCTAATTTTACATTGTCTGGAACACCAACAGAGAATGCTTGTGTAATTTACTTTTTAAAGATAAAGGATGAATTTAAGGCAAATATTCCAGAAGATAATATAATACCTCCTGCAATAACAGTTAGGTCAAATCCGCTTACAGTTATAACTGTGGCGAATGCAGGCGGAGATTTTACCAGCATAAAAGAAGCTTTAGATTCTATTACAGATAATAGTTCTGTAAATAGATATGTAGTATTGGTTACTCCTGGAGTATATACTGAAGATGCAATTGTGGGGAAACCTTATGTAAGTCTAGTAAGTGTTGGTGGTATAGATGTAACTGTAATTAAACCATCTGGAATAAATCAAGATTTAATAGTTGGATCTAATACTTTTTATATTAAAGGGTTTACACTAGAAGGTGTTTCTGGAGCAACAAATTGGGCAATTAATAACACATTTATTGGTGGTACATTATATGAAGATATAGTGTTTTTAGATTGTTCTAATGGTATTCAGCACAATAATTCTGCATCAGCATTAACTTTAAAAAATATATCCGTTCAAGGAACTATAGTGACAGCTATAAGTTTATTGTCTGGAAATGCATCTATACAAAGGGTGACTGTTATAGGTACATCAACAGTCACAACTTTAGTTTCTGGTGATGGAGCAAATAGTATTATGACACTTGATGGTGTGTTATCATTTAGCCCTAATGTAACTACAGCTATTAGTTTTACAAATGGAGTAAGGGTTTCAGGTAATGGAAGTTCTGTGGTGGGTGCTTATGATGGTTTAGTGTTGTCAGGTAATAACACTAATGTGAGAATGGATGTTTTGAAGATATTTAATTGCCAAAACAATGGAATGAGGGTTGATAATGTAGGTACAGGAATTGAATTATCTTTGTTTGCTACAACTATAAGTGATTGTGTTGGTTATAATTATAATATATTAAACCCTAATAGTATTATTTCAGGGAATGGATTTTCTCAAGTATCTAACTCTAATGTGGTTTTAGGTGCTAAATTTTATGTTTACATATTGGATACAATAGAGGGAGATGAGGGTTTAAATTTATTTGGAGAACTCCATGTAGGAAGTTCAATGAATCCTGCTGAATCAGTTTTAGGTGGAGGAGATAGCCATACATTTGAATATGCTTACACTAGAACATCAGGGTTAGTTTTTACAGATGTAACTGCTGCTGCAAAATCTTTCTCAGGTTCTTCACTTACATTTGATGGTAATGATGTAGATAGTTGTATTTATATCGCCAACAGATATCCTATAACTTTTGAAGGAATTAAGGTTAATATAGAAACGGCAGCAGTATTAGGTTCTGGTAGAATAATTGCAGAGTATTATGATGGTTCTTGGGTAGAATTTAATGGATGTACCGTACAAAGCTCTACACCTTATTTGAAATTTGCAAAAAATTATTTTAATCAAACAGGAAGTTATCATCTTAAATTTAATCCTTATATTAGAGATTCATGGGTAGTTAATGATGAGCCAAGTTTGGGGGAGGATTTTTATTGGATAAGATTTAGGATTGTTGATGCTGGTATAAATACAGCTCCAGTTATTCAACAAATAAAGATACATACTAATAGAGCAGAAATAAATGGTGATGGTACATTTGAATCTCATATGGATGCTAGAACATATAAAAAGTTAGTTGTTGATGCTGTTAAGCCTATAGAGGGGAGTATGCAGGATGCATCTATATATGTGGATGAAAATGTTGGGATAGGTTTAGTGAATAATAGGTTTACTACAACTGGTGATTTATTGGGTGTTAGTTTTGAATTGCCTGAAGATTGTGACACATCAGGTCCATTAATTTTTGTATGGAAGGGTAAATTTGCTACTATAGGAGATGTAAATTTTACAGTGAGACGAAAAATTGTGAATCCAGGAGATAGTTATAGTAATTCTGAGCCCGCTCCAAGCGGAGAGGTGTTGGTTTTAACAACTGGGGTGATTACAATTTCTTCTGCAAATACTAGGGAGGATTTAAGGGTTGATATAGATATAAGTGATGCAATACCATCAAGAAATAATGGCTTTGGGGATGAAATTTGGATAACTTTACAATATCCAACTAGAGGAGCAGGAAATTTTGATTATACAAAATTATCTGCAAATTATTTAAGTGATTTTAATGGTAGGCATGTACGACAATAAAAAATAAATGTTTAACTAATAAAAGAAAAAAGAAGTTATGTCTCAAGAATTTTATATACAATTAGTAATTACTGTAGGAACTTTATTGCTTCATTATATGAAGACACGTAGTGATGTGAGGTTTTCCAGAAAAAGAAATGATGAAAGTATTGTGGCATTAACGAAGAAAATTGATAGCGTAGAGAAAATAGTAAAAGAAGATAGAGATGATAATAAGTTTAGAGTGAGACTAGAATCTGCTATTAGTAAAAAAGCTTTTGATGTGATTACGTCAAATACTGAATTAGAGTTAGATCCTTCTGCAATAAGTATTTTAAATATGCTGCAAATAAAAATAAATAAATTTGCTGTATATCATTCAACTAGTCCTTATAGAACAAAAGAAACTAGTGTTGAAAATTATATAGATATAGAGTTTGGTACCATTATGGAAGATATTAAACAAGTGTATAATGGTCATTTTAAAGAAAAATACTTAGATAAGAGCTATTACGACTTTATTCTTGCTAATACCGATATTACTACATTTACTAAAGTAATGATTCAGAGATTAACTGAAAATGGCTTAGATAAAGAGCAATATATCAACTTGTTTGTAAAATATATAGATAATTTATTAAAGGAGCACACTAAAGGGTATAAGAAATGGATTCGCAGGAAGAAATAATGGTAAAATTCTATGTATTATTATTTATTTTAATTGTTATAATAATTATTTGGACTTTATTTCATATTAGTGGCTGGGTATCAGATAAACTTGAATTTTGGTTTAAAAAAATAAAAAAGAAGAATCATCATGAATAAAAAAGAAGAATTAATTAAGGGATTTTATTCTTTATTTGACACACACAGTAAAGATAATGATCTCAATAAACACTCTAAAAAGGGTTCTGATATTAAGGTAAATTTAGGTAATATTTCTACCAATCTTAGTACTCAAAAAGCAGAATGTTTAAAGAAAATGAATGAAGGGACTAGTGGTATGTCTTTTTATCCTGATGCTGATAGCTATTATGATAAAGAATATAAACATTTACTTGATTATATTCCTAAGAAATTTAGTTATGATTTAATCAGAAATGGTAAAAAATATATTAAGACTGATAACGACATTCAAGAACCAGCAATGCTTGCGCCTACTGAAGAAGAAAAGGTTAAAATGAGGAGTTATAACGAACATGCTGAAAAATATATTCGTGTTTGTATAGATAAGATTAAGATTGATAGTTTACGTAGAAATATTCAAGATAATAAGAATTATACCTTAACAACTAATCAAATTACTCTATTAGGATTCTAAAAATAAATTATGTTAGATAAGATAAGAAAATTTCTTGGCTTCAATAATATTGAAGAAAATATTGAACTTGTATTGGGTTTAGAAAAGTCTATACAAGAAAATAAAGATAAGGCTATAGAATTTGGTGAAGATTTTCTTCCTATTATTTCTAATTTAGAAAAATCTGTTAAAGTATCTTCTATTTATTGTGATATTTATAAGGAAGAACAAAAAGGTTTTGATCATTTAGTGATATTAGAATCAACAAAAGATAAATTATCTAACATTAATAGTGATTATTTTGGTAAAATTGGTGAATTACGTAAATCAAACAACAAATTAAATAGTAAATTAAGCAATTTAATGGCTAAACCAGCGATTATTGAAGCAATCACCCGATACAAACATAAAGAGTCTTTAGAGAAGGCATTTAATCACATTACTGATGAATTTTTAAAGGGTAATGTAGACGATAAGTTATATTCAAAGTCATTTATTAAATTTAAAACAGAATCTGAAGGCAATGAAAGAGATATTCAGATAGATGCAATTCAAAAAGCTTACAAAGAAGGTAGATTACCACAAGATTTATTTGAAAAAGCAGTAAAAACAGCTCAAGAAAAAAAAGTTTCTAAAGTAATGAGTGAATTTAAGGCAGGTGATCTTAAATCAGGTTCAGGCGAAAAGGTTGTAGATAAAGATCAAGCAATAGCAATTGCTATGAGTGAATCTGGTATTAGTAAAGCAATTGAACCAACAGAAGCACAAAAGAAAGCAGGTAATTATAAAAAAGAAAAAAGAAAAGTAAGAGGATTACAAATCTCTATTGAAAATAAAAAGAATTCTATTCGTTCTGGAAAAAATCCACAAGGAAAAGATTGGAGTGTAACTATGAATAATGACTATGGTTACTTTAATAGGTCATTAGGTAAAGATGGCGACCATATAGATGTATTCCTTTCAGATAAGCCAAACGAAGGCAATATTTATGTAATTGATCAATCAAACAACATAGGTGGATTTGATGAACATAAAGTAATGATGGGGTTTGAAACAAAAGAAGATGCTTTTAGTAATTATAAAGCTAATTACAACCCTAACCATACAATTAAATATAGTGGAATTACAGAAGTTAGTGAAGAAGAATTTAAAAAATGGTTATATAAAAAAGATGGTAGTTATAGTCAAAAACGTAAACCATTTTCAGAATTAAAACAAAATAAATCAGAATACACTACAGATCAGTTAAAAGAAATGATTGTAGAGCATGAACGATTAATAAAAGTATTGACTCCACATGCTGAAATGGATGATAAAGTTGCTAAAGAACTTGAAACTCAAAAAGAAGAATTAGTAAATTATAAAGAGCAGCTTAAAAAAAAAGATAAGATTGATAAGTCGATTGAAGATGATTTTTTAATTGATCCAGATTATATTGAAAAAGCAAAAGATGCCACTGAATCTTTTAATGTTATTCAAAAAGCTTTTGATGAAGGTAAAATTTCTGAAGAAATATTTGAAAAGGCTACTAAATATATTAAAAGAACAGGATCTAAAGGAAATTACAAATATATTTACGAAGAAACTGATAGTGATAAAAAGAAGGAAATCGAAACACCTGTAGGTGAAGAAATTTCTGTTAGCACTAAAGGATTAAACATAACTCAATACTCAGATAAGGCATTTTCTATAGGTGGAGACACTTATGCTAATTTAGAGTTAATGAGAGAGATTAAAAAAACTACTGGAGTTGGTAGGTATCTTGGTAAACTTAAAGCTTGGATGTTCCCTAATTCGGTCAAAGAACAGGTTTTAGGAATCATATACTCTGATGTAAAGAATAAGGGTAATGATGAAAAGGCTGAAGCTATTCAAAATCAAAAAAATGAATTAGATAAGGGTACTGAGGTTAACGTAAAAGGAATTGATGGTAAAATAGAAAAAGGTGCTTCAGATAGTGATGGAACTAAGTATGATATAAAAACTAAAGATGGTGTTGAATTAAAAGGTATTGATGAAAAGATTATCGAAACAAAGCCAGAGAAAAATGATAAAGAATTAAGAAAAATAAATAATGATGCTAATGAATCAAATAGGGTAAATACAGAAAAGAAGATTTACGGCATCAAGCCAATAGAAAATATTCAAAACTATTCCCTACAAGAGTATTTAGGAATGCATGGAATCTCTGAAGCAGAAATTCAGAGTGTGGTAGATACTTTTACTAAGAAAAAAGATAAAAAAGAAGGACAAAAAAAAGTTTCTACTGGTGGTACAAGCAAAAAATACACTAAAAAAGAACAAACTGAAAATTTAACAAAAAAGCAATTAATAAGTAAATTGGTGTTTGCTCATTATAATGCTGTCAAGAAAGCTATTGAAAATGGCGATCCAGTAGACCCAAAAGCAGTGGCTTTATATGCAGATTTAAAATCACAACAAAAAAAGAAACGTGAAGCAATGTCTGAAGAAACAAAGCGTAAAATTTCTGAAGCATTAAAGAAAAATAAATCACCAGAAGAAGTTAATCCAGAAATTAAAAAAGAGAATGAGGAGGCTACTAAAGAAGGATTTAAACAGCCAACAAGTAAGGTGGATTATAAACCTAAAAATGGAGAAGATATTGTTTTAAATTCTCCTAAGAATCAAACGAAAGATTCTAAAGTTTTAAAAACAAAAGACTATACAGATGTTCCAGCTCTTGATGTAAGCATTCCTAAAGCGAAAAATATATTAACGTCCCCTAAACCATACTTTATACCAAATATAGATATAGATAGATTTAGTAGAAATAGTTATACCCTGTCTGCTTCTAAGATAGGTGAAGATAAATATTTAGTTGCACTAGATGGTTTTATGGGTGGTAGAGGAGCTTATTCATATTCTGTTGCTGGCGTAAATGGTTATGGTAATTTTGCCATAATGTCTCTTGACACATATGTAGCAACACAAAATTATTATCAAATAAAGGCAAAAGAACAATTTAAACAAGATCAAATAGATAGTTGGGAACGAAGAAAAGCAGAAACGAAATTAGCTTTAACAAAAGAAGAATTGAATAAAATAACTCCTTCTAGACGTGATTTTATGGAGGAACGTTTAAAGCAAACTTTAAAACATTATGAAGAAGGTAAGCCAAGAATGAAAAGGCTTAAAATTCTTACTAAAAACAAAATGACTTATGATCAAATGCATATGATTCAAGGAATGAATCTTAATGCTGAAGGTGCGACTCCAAGTAGGAGTGAAACATGGGAAATTTCTAGAGAAATGTCTGGAGCAAAAAAACAAAAATCCATTGATTTAGATTTACAGCAAGAATATTTAGAAACTGCTTATACTAAAGGTGCTGAAACATCTTATGGTGATTCTAATGCTAAAAATGATTTATTGGATGATTATGGTGTTAAGGTTAAAAGGCAAAATGGAGATGAGATAAATAAGGATGAAATTAATCAGATTCAAAAAGCTTTAGATGTAACATCTAATTTATTTGGGAATAATATTCAAATGAATAAAGATTTTGGACTTAAAATTTCTCATTCGGGTGGCGTATTAATGCATGCAAGAAAAGCTATTGGATTATTTCATCCATATTATAATGCGATAGGTGTTAGTTCTCAGTATGGGGATAATCAATTTCAATTTACTTTTGGTCATGAGTATGCTCATTTTATGGATTATTCTATTGGTAAAAATTCAGGGAATAGCTATGCAAGTGATAAAGAAGGTAGTACAGCTAACAAAATAGCAGATACGTTTAGAAAAAACATGAACGAAACACAATCGTCTGATTATCAAAATAGAACATGTGAGTGTTTTGCTAGAGCATTAGAACAGTATGTGGCAACTGAAACTTATGGAGAAGTAAGTAAATATGGCGATGAAGATACTTATTCCACAAGAGGAAATCATGTTAATAAAGGGGTTTATGAAAAGGAAATCAAACCTCTTATTGAACAATTTCTAAGAGAAAATAAAGAAATATTAAAATCTCTAGGTATTTATGATTACTTTGGTGCTTTTGAAGAAGATGATTTTGAAAAAGGTAGAACAGGAACATATGGCGACAATGCCACTAATAGACGATTAAAGAGAGTTGGTCAAAAATATGGTAGCAAAGGTCAACAAGAAGAGTCTAAAGATGGTAAAACAGCCAAAAAAGAAGAACCTAAAGGAGAGAAGCAATCTATTGACGAACAAGCTAAAACAGCAAGTGGATCATCATTAGAAATAGCTAGTAAGGAATCAAAAGATCCAGAAATTCGTGCAGCAGCTCATAAAGAGCTAGATAGAAGGGAGAAAGAGGAGAAAGTGCAAGAAGAAACTGGTGAGGGTGAAAAAACTGAAGAGAAGGAATCTACTGAGAAAGATAAAAAAGAGCCAGAAACTAAAGAGGAAAATCAATTTGTTGAAATGTTTGGTAAAATATCTACTGGGCAAATAGAGAATAGTTATTTAATGGCTTCAAATGAAGAAGTAAGGCAAGCTGCTGAAATAATATTAAAAGAAAGGGGTGTTGATTTTATTACTAAAGAAGACACTGATGTAATAAATGGTTTTCTTGAAGGAAGCAACATAAGTATTGCTACATTATCTAAAGCCGTTGGAGGCATTTCTGATTATGAGACTATAAAAAATACATACGATATATTAGGAGGGAAAGAGAATATTGGTAAAATATCTAGATTAGAAATAAAACAAGTGGTTAGTGCAACTAGGCAAGGAATTAGTGTTAAAATGGAATCTGAAAATGTAGAATATATGTCTCGTTTTTATGATCCTAAAAATAAAATTGTTACTAATAATTCTTTTTCTTTAAAAAAGAGTAGCCAAGCCAAAGGTTTAGGGACTAATATTTTTAACAGTCAAGTTGATAAATACAGAGAAAAAGGGTATAAAACTATTAAAACACGTGCAGCTAAATCAGATGAACCAGGAGAAGAATATAATGGTTATTATACATGGGCAAGATTAGGTTATGATATGGGTAAAAATAATGTGACTGAGTTTTCTAATTTGATATCTGAAAGTAAAAATGAAAAAATTAAATCAGTTGAATCAGTTTCAGAGCTAATGTCATTTTCAGAAGGTAGAGAATTTTGGAAAGAAAATGGATTTGAGTTTGATGGAGAGTTCGATTTAAGCAAAGATTCAAAATCATCATTTATGTTAGATAAATATATGGAGGAAAAGAAAAATGGCAAAGCAAAATAAGAATCAAGCAGAAGAGCTTCCTATTGAAGAATTTGATAATGATACTCAAAACATAAGAGAGGAATTTTTAAAGAAATTTCCTAAAGAGAATAAAACTAAGGAAGATAAAAAATAATTGGTGAATTATTAGTATATTTGTGGGATGATTGCTGAAGCATTAAAAATAGATATAAAGAATTATCCTATTGTTGGAGATAGGTGGAATGTTAGTTTTGAACAAAATTTGTCAGGATCTTTCTCATTTCAACCTAAATTTAAAACTATATGTAATTTCACAAAAGCATCAGATGGTAAATATAGAATTGTTTATGGTACTAGAAATTTAATAACTGATAAAATGTATGTTGGTCAACACACTACTGATAACATGGATGATAATTATTTAGGTAGTGGTACTTATATTAAAAAAACTATCAAGAAATATGGCAAAGAAAATTTTAAAGTTAGGTTTTGTTGTTTTTGTGAGGATCAATTGAATTTAGATAAAGCAGAAATCGCTTATATAAAATATCTTGATTCTATAAATAATGGATATAATTTAGTAGATGGTGGAGGTGGAACGTCAGGCTTAATTCATTCAGAAAATACAAAAAGAAAAATAAGTGAAGCCAATAAGGGTAAAAATAATTATTTTTATGGCAAAACTCACTCTAAAGAAGTTAGAGAAAGAATTAGTAAAGCTAATTCAAACAGAAAAATTTCAGACGAGACTAGAAAAAAAATGAGTGAAAGTCGTAAAGGAGGAAAGCGTTCAGAAGAAACTTTAGAATTAATGTCTGAGTCTGCTAAAAATAGAGAAAAAGTTACTTGCTCTCATTGCGACAAGGTTGGTAATATTAGTATGATGAAAGTTTATCACTTTGAATATTGTGTTAAAAATCCTAAATATACTAAAAAAGAAGTAGAAGAAATTGAAAAAAGTAGAAAACAAAAATTAACTACCTGCCCTCACTGTAAAAAAGAAGGTGGTATTCATGCAATGAATCAGTGGCATTTCGATAACTGTAAATCAAAAAATAATGAACTATTTAAGTAAAGATATAACACCAGACTTTAACTTTTTTGTTGAAGTTGACGGCAATGATTTAGAAAAAGCTTCTAAAAAAGTTGGTGATAAGAGGTATGAAAAAATGTTAATTTCTGGAATTGCTTCGGACTCTAGCACTGACACTGATTCAGAAATTTTAGAACCAGCAGGTTTTGTGCTTGATCGGTTCCTTAAACTGGGAAACATAAATTATGATCACAGATTAAAAGACGACCCACGATTCCTTATTGGAGAACCTGTGGAAGCTAAAGTGGTTGATAATAAGTTCTTTGTAAAGGCTAAATTATATAAAGATAGTGAGGTTGCCAGAAATCTTTACGATACAATGATAATGCTACATAATTCTGGAAGCAAGAAAAAACTAGGTTTCAGTATAGAAGGAAAGGCTCTTGAACGTCATCCACAAAATCAAAAACGTATCACAAAAGCCCTGATAACGGGGCTTGCAGCCACTTTTTCACCAAAAAATTCTAACTCATACGCTGACATCGTTAAGGGAAATTATTCAAAACCAATAAATTCTTATGATGTTGAAAAAGCTATACAATCAACCAATGGTGGAATTGTATATTTAGTTGACATAACCAACCCTAAAACTGGGATGAGATATACAATCGACAAAGACTTAAATCTCAAAGTTGAAAAAGCTATTGACACAACAACAGCAAAACCTCTAATTAAAGAAAGTTTAGAAGGCAAAAAAAAGAAAAAAGATGCAATAATTAATTTAGCTAATGCAACCATGACAGGTGCAATTTCTAAAAGTTTATTCGACAAAGCAACTGAAAATTATAAAATGTCTATATCTGATAAAAACTATAATACAATTAGAAAAGCCTTTATTGAAGGTAAGGTGAGTTATGATATATTGGAAAAAGCAAAAGCTAAGAATCTTCAATCAAAACATGCTGGCAGTAATTGGGTAACAATGAATGGAGCTAAGGTACTTATTGGTGGTGATGGCAAAGTTATAGCAGGTGCAGGTGGTAAGTTTAGTGGTGAGGGTAAAAAGGAAGCTGGCAAGAGCGATAAAGACAGAGAAGTTGTAAGTACTAAAATGGAAAACAATGGGAAAAGAACAGTTGAAACCACTAAAGAAGGTGGTAGTTTTAGAATAACTGAAAGCACTATGCCATATAAAGATAATAAAAATGCTAAATGGGTGCGTGTAGAACATAGAGGGATTGATGGTAAAACTAAAATTTCTAGTATAGCTATTGATTTATATGGAGGAAGCAAAGAGAAAGCATTAAAAGCAGCTAAAGAAAGGATTGAGGATGATTTAAAAAATGAGAGTTCATCTAAAAAAGAGGGTGTGAGTGACAAAAAGGAAAGTGGTAAGAAAGAATCATATCATAAAGACGATAAATTAAATGAATTTAGAGATATAGCCGCCAATTCTAAAGATATGAGTGAGTTTTTCACTAAGGTGCGTGCTGTAAAAAATGTTCCTCCAGATGTTTCTCAACAATTTTCTGATAAATATAACCCAAATGAAAATTTAAGTATGGAGTCTTCTGCTAAAAAAATGTTTGATGAAGTCAAGGGTAGTGGTAAAAAAAAGGAGAAAGTAGAAAAGAAAGAAATTCCTAAAGAAGTTACCAAGAAGGTTAACGACATGAAGGATTTAAATAATGCAGCTAAAAAATTAGATAGTGTAGGTATTTATGATTCTAAAACTTATGGAACGAAACCTGATGTTTTGAAAAACATGTCAGATGTTGCTAAAAAGATAGACATTAAAAAACTTCCTTCTAAAACAAAAGAGAAATTAGATAAATTTTTAGAGGAATTAGATAACAGTATTTGGCTTCATGACGAACCAAAAGAAAGTAGAAAAATTAGAGGAGTGAATAATCTCCAACTTGACTTTCAAGATAAAGACACTTTATCTGAAAAGATAGATTTTATTAATGAAAGACTTCAGTATGAAGAAAAAACAAAAGAAAAAGAAGGTCTTTCAGATAACAAATTTGAGAAAAAGTATGGAAGTCTTTATGGACATGAAGATGTACTTGATGAAGCAAAAGATTTGATAGTGGAAATGTCAAAAGAGTATGTTAAAAAAGAAACAACAGAAGTACTTCAACATAAATTATTTTAAATAAATTTTTATAATTGAAATATATTTTATAATTTTATACAATTAATAAAAATCGTACATTTTACAATCGGCAAATAATTTGAATACAATAAGGTATGTTAAACATAAAAGGTTTATCTCCTGACCAAGCTGAACTTGTAAAATCTCTTCAAGAATTAGAGGTAAGTGATGAAGAAATCATGAAATCTTTAAATATTACTCCAGAAGAAGAAACTACAGATAAAATTGAAAAATCCGTTGATGAGCAAATTGCTGAAAAGCAAATTGAACTTGACAGGTTGAATCAATTACAAGACCTTGAAAAATCAAACAATGGTGTTTTTGATTATGATGAAAAATTTGATGAAATTAATAAGTCATTAACTGCAAGTCAAAATCAAATTAAAGAATCAAATGATAAATCTGATGAAAGGATGGAAGGTTTGACTAATTTAATTAAATCACTTACCGATACTATGGTATCAATCAAGGACGACAATGAGAAGCTTTTAAAGGACAATGATGATTTGAAAAAATCATTTGAAGGAAGTGAAGAAATCTTGAAAGCATTAGCAAACTATTCTCCAGGATTAAAATCCATTAATGGTATGAGTGGTGCTGGTCAAGTTCAAAGATTTGAGAAGTCTACTACAGATGATGGAATGAATGTTCTATCAATTTCTCAACACAAAGGTGAAATTTCATCTAGACTAACCAAATACATGGAAGGCGATGAAGAATTTGCAAAAAGTCTAACAGACGATATTGCAAGTTTAGAATGTTCTAGCAAAGTTTCTCCTAGATTGGAAAAAGCATTAGCTGAAAAACTTTCAATCAAAGTAGTAGCATAATCGGGATTAATATAATAACTATAAATAAAATGTTATATAACGAAACAAATCAATTTAATCAAAATCAAGGAGCTAATGCTGGTTCAGTATTCAGTTCAGCTAATGTTGATGAATTGATCAAGGCAATTAATGCAGGACAGGCATCAGGTACAAGTCTTGATGGCCAAATAACAAACGGTGCAGCTCTTAAGTATGAAAGTTTAGAGGCAACTTTAAAGAATCTTACTTATAGTAACAGCACTTTCACATTTTACAATGCTATTAAGAAAAAAGCAGCAACTTCAACTAATGAAGAATATAATCAATTAGTTAGTTATGGTGCAGCAGGAAAATATAATACTGTAGAAGGTGAACTTCCAGAATCAGTTGATTCTCAATACAGACGTTTATCAGAATTTGTTAAGTATAAAGGTATCGTTGGTCAAGTTACTGATGTTATCATGCAGACTAACAACCAAGTAGATGTTTATGCTCAAGAGGTTCAAAATAAAATGACCTTACTATTACAATCTGTTGAAAACGAAATGCATTTTGGCAAATCAAATGTTGATGAATTAGAATTTGATGGTGTTTATAGATTACACCAAAAATTAATAGGTGGAACTAATGCTGATTATTTTAACTCTCCATTTACATTAGATGTAAGAGGAAGTGTTCTTTTAGACTCTCACAATAATGAATTGATTTCAAACATTGTTAACAGAGGTTATGGTTTAGTTACTGATATTTTTGCTCCACCATCTGTATTTACAGACTATGTAGATCAAAAATATGATACTAGACGTATTGTTTCTGGTGCTGAGGTTCAAGCAGGTAAATTTGGACAAAAGGTTACTGAATTTGTAACACAATTTGGTAATTTAACCCCAAGACCTGTTATTTTTGGTAGAAGATCAGTTGAAAGACTTACTGCTGGTGCCACTTCTGGTGCTCAGACAGCTAAAAGTCCAGCTGCAATCACACCCGATGGTGCAACACCATTGGCTGCTGTATCTGACACTGCTTCAACTAAATTTGGAACTGCTTTTGCTGGTGATTATTTTGTAGCTGTTGCTGCTGTTAATCAGTACGGAGAAGGTCCAATGACAGCTCTTAGTGCAAGTGTTGTAGCAATTGGTGCTACTGAGTCTATTGATATGAAATGGGCTATTACTGATAATGCTTATCCAGCAACTGGGTATGTGATTTATAGAAGTGAAGTAGATCCTACAACTGCTCTTGCAGACACTCCACTTTATCCTGTATTTTCAATAACTGTAGCTGAATTGGCTGCTGGTTATGATGGTGCTGCTGCTACTTTAGCTAGAGATAGAAATTATGATATCCCTAATACTGAAAATGCATTTATGTATCAAACTGCGAATGCTGATATTATGGCTCTTAAGGAGCTTGATAAAATGAAAAAATTAGACTTGGCAATTACAAGTCCAACATATAGGTTTGCTATACTTTACTATTTGACACAGATACTTTACCAACCTCAAAAATTGGGTATCATAAAAAATATTGGTAAATTAACTGCCTAATAAATAAATACATATTGTAAGGGTGTTGGTGTTAAAATTAACACCCTTATTTTTTTTAATTTAAAATTGTAAAATAATGAGTATAGGTGTAACATTACGTACCAATAAACCAAATAGATTTGGTGTTGGTGTAATTCTTGGCGGAATAGAGGTTAAATTTGATGACTTTGGAATGGTAGAAGTTCCAGAAAGACAAGTTGTAAAACTTGTTGAAGCTGGTTTAGAAATTGTAGACGAAGCAGATATTGAAAAATACAAAGAAGATCCTTCTTTCGATGCAATTAAAGAGCTGAAATTGGCCGATATTGACGTTCATGATGCAAATACTAAGCTAAAGACTTTAAATGAGGCCTTGCAGCTTAAAAACGTTAATTTGTCTGCTCAGATTACTGAATTGGAAGAAAAATTAACTATATCTGAAGCAAAAGTTGTTGAATATGAAGAGCTTTTTGAGGAAGAACCTAAAACAGAGACTGTTGAAGAAGAAGTATCTTTAGATAGCATGAGTGATGAAGATTTAATTGCTCTTTGTAAAGAAGTGAAATATCCTAAAAAAGAATGGGATAAATTAAAAGGTGACAAACTTAAGGAATATGTTAAGGGTAAACTAAAATAATAAGATGCCAACTGTAACTTTTGTAATAAAAAATAAAAAAAATAATGGGTTAATAATTAACGATAGAGAGTTGTTAGCCCTTTATTTTTATGGCGTAGATATCATAAATCAGCAAGGAACAGGCATTAGTGCCACAACCTTAGAGACTTATATACGCAGAGCACAACAGGAACTTGAAAAGATTTTATCTATTAAAATCATGAAGCAAGTAATAACTGAAGAATCAGATTATTACAGAGATGAATTTCAAGGACATGGTTTTGTCAAAACAAGACTTACAGTAAATGAAGGATTAAAACTTCAGGGGTTTTTTGGCACCTTAAAACAATTAGAATACCCTAGAGAATGGTTGACTTCAAATAAGTTGAATGTATTAGGTACAAACAGGCAAATAGTTGTGGTACCGAATAGTAATACGAGCATAGATGCTATAAATGCAGCTTTGTTTGCTGGTTCAATCTTACCTCATTTGGGACTTGTAAATAGTAGTTCGATTGGTAGTTATTGGCATGTTGAATATATAACAGGGTTTGATTGTGATAATTTACCTTACGATTTATTAGAAATTATCGGGAAAACCGCTGCCATCAACGTTTTCAACCAACTTGGTGACATAATTTTAGGAGCAGGAATTGCGAGTCAAAGTATAAGCTTAGATGCCATCAGTCAGAGTATAAGTAGCACAGCCTCAGCCACTTCTGCGGGATTTGGAGCCAGAATTATCACATATCAAAAAGAAATTGCTGAATCACTTAAACAGCTCCGTGGAGTCTATAAGGGAATAAGCTTAACAAGTATTTAAAAAAATATGTATAAATATTCGACAATTGTAAATTAAAAAATAAAGCAGTTTAATGGCTAAAAACGTAAAACTTCAACCGACACCCAATTTAGTGTCCAAGCCTGTGGTAAATTTTACCATTGAGGAGCAGGATGCAATGGTGTATAATAAAGGCGTGGATGTAACTATTGAATCAGCTATTAAATGCCCTTGTAAAACTAAAGACAACGATAATTTATCGACATGTGAAAATTGCAGCTCAACAGGCTGGGTATTCATTAATAAAACTCAAGACAGGGTTATTATAAGTTCTATAAATTTTGAAACAAAATATAAAGAGTGGAGTGCTGAAAAATTAGGAACTATAAATCTTACATTAAGAAGTATAACTAAAGTTTCTTTTATGGATAAGGTAATTATTAAGGATTCTAATGTAAGGCAAAGTGAAGTTATTTACCCTATTCCTTTTGATGGGAATTATTTTTCTTATACAATTTATGATATTGAGAGTGTAGAGGATATTTTTCAATATGTATCAACAACAGACCCTCTATTGAAACTAGAATTATTTGTTGATTTTAGATTTGAAAGAAATAAAATAATATTATTAACAATTCCAGCAGCAGATGTTGCTGCTTTAAAAGCTTTAACTAGTTATGAAGATAAAGAAAAAGCATTATTGGGTTCAGATGATAGTTTATATCAATTTGATAGTACAAGTACAGCTGTGAATGATGATGATTTGGTTATTATACCAGATAATATAACACACCCAGCTCCAGGTAGGTGGTTAAAACTAATCAACCTAACATTGACTGTTAGATATTATCATAAATTACAATATTATGTATTGGATATTCCTCATGTAATAAGAAATAGCTATCGTAAAGACTACCAAGGTAGAGATGAATTACAATTATTACCTGTTAATGCAATTGCTAGATTATCACATTATGTGTTAGAGGGGTTTAATTTTGCAGGAGATAATATTATTGATAATAGTTATGATCCTGATGCAGTTCCATCTGTAACTACAGGTCTTGGATCAATGTTTATTGTAAGTTAAAAAAGATATGAGCCAAAGAAGTAGAGATATATTAAAAACATTTTTTGAGAAAGGTGATTTTCCAACATCAGCACAATTTATTGATTTTATAGATTCTGTATTGAATTTTACTGATGATGGTACGCCTATATTTGATATAAGTGACAAAGAAGAAGTAATTGAAAGACCATCAACACAACCTGTAATTAATGCAGGAGTGTTGATTATTGATTTAAATTCTAGAAAACAGGGAATATATGAACCTAGAAAAAGTGTAGGGACTTTGTCTATTGATGAAAATTTCACATGGGCTTTCGATAATGAAGAAAACGCTGATTTAGCAAATGCAGTTTTAAGCTTATCGGGAACTAGAGAAATAACATTCCCTGCCGACGTATTAGTATCAAATGCATCAACAATTGGAACATGGACAAGTCCTGTATTAACATTAGAAACAGGAACAGATAATATAATTACATTTAGTTTTTTAAGGTACAAAACTAATTCTAAGTGGGAACTAAGAGTAGGGGAGGTAGCAATTTGAGTTTATTATTAACACATAGAGCGATTGAAAAAAGCGGTGAAGTGGTTGATACTTCGTTTAAGTTTTCTATAAATACAGCACTTGGAATGGGGAACACTATAGCTTTGCCTTTACCTAGTGGGCAAACATATAACTTTACGGTAGATTATGGCGATGGTAGTGGCCTTAAAACGGTAACTGCTTATGACGATGCTGATGCCACTTATGATTATGGAGTTGCTTTTTCTGGTCAAATTACAATCACTGGCAAATGTGGAGGGTTTTCCTTTGCTAATGGAGGAGATAAATTAAAAATAACTAGTGTAGATAATTGGGGGGCTGTTGATTTTGATTATTTAATTAATGGATTTTACGGATGTACTAATTTAACATCTGTTTCAGCTATGATTGCAGATAACTTTAATTCCTTGTCATTTTCTCAAACATTTAGACAATGTACTAATCTTGCAAGTGATATTAATAATATACTAGACAATACAAATATAACATCTTTAACCCTTACATTTTATTTATGTTCATCTATTACAGGGACGTTACCTTCATTTACTAGTAGAACGAATATAACACAGGTTACGCAAGCCTTTAATGGATGCAGTTCATTGACGGGGGGTATCCCTAGTTTTGGAAGTAATACAAATACACTTAATTTTCAATCAACATTTCAAAACTGCACAGGATTAACATTTGGGCCAGCTTCAGATGCATTTAGTGGATGTACTAATGTAACATCATTTTTATCTTGTATGTCAGGATGTACAAGTATGGTGGGTTCAGTTCCTAATTTTCCAGTATCAGCTACTAATTTTCAAAACTTATTTTTAAACTGCACTGGAATAGTTGGGACAATAACATCCTCAACATTTGGAAGTAATACTAATGTAACATCATTTAGCAGTGCATTCCAAAACACGAGAATCACAGGTATAAATAGCAATGCATTTTCGGGATGTACTAATGTTCTTTCGTTTTTTAATGCTTTTAGACAAAACCCGTCATTATTAGGGTCAATCCCTGATTTCTCTAGTAATACCTTGGTGACAAATTTCGGCAATTGCTTTTACCTATGTACAGGATTAAATGGGACTATACCTTCTTTCGCATCAAATACAGCAGTTACATCATTTACCAATATGTTTGTTGGTGCATCTGGGTTGACGGGTAATTCTCAAAGCTTATGGTTAGAAGGGAATAATACGCTATCAGCTCCAGATTATGATTCAGGAACACCTACTGGAGCAGATTGCTATTCAGGATGTATTGGACTAACAGATTTTGCAACAATTCCTACTTATTGGAAATAAAATATAAATTATGGCAATTAATAATAAAACAAATCAGTTTAATCGAAATCAGCAACTTGCTGGTAGTACAAGTAGATTAATGGAAGTAGATTTATGAGTACAAGCTCAACATCTTATACAAACACAGGAGTGATACAAGACGTTTGGAATTATGCGACAAGCACCAACACGTTTTTAAACCAGACAGCATTAAGTAATTACGCATCAATACCGAACGGATGGAAAGGATTATAAAAAAACTAATTACAATAATATTATTAATACCTATTTGTTTAAATGCACAAATAGAATTCGCTGATGATTATAGTTTTCAAACTGATAAAAAAATTCATGTTGGAACAGCAATTGTAATTAGTGGAAGTGTTTTTATGGCAGTAAATAAAAAAACTAATGATGTTGATTTAGCTTTTAATGCTTCATGGATGGCATCAGGTTTTGCAGCATTAATTAAAGAAGGTAAGGTAATTATTAATAAATGTTAGTACCAATAAACATAGATGCAAGTGCATTTGCTGAAAGTTTTAATATTCCAGTAGATGAAATAAAGCAATTTACTAGTAATATAATTAGTGAACTTGCCACAGAATTTGCTATGGTTTGGAATAAAGAAGCTAGTTCATTGGGCTCAAGTAAAATTGAATATAAAAATGCTATCTATGTAAATAAAATAGATGATTTTAATTATGAGGTTGGATTAAATGGTTGGCTTCCTAATGCTATAGAGCAAGGAATTAGTGGGTTTGATCAAAAAGAAGGTTTTGAGAAATCAAGCAAAAAACACCTTACAGCTAGTGGAGGATGGTATTTAACTATTCCATTTAGATCAGCTTCTGCTGGCGCAATAGGAGAAAGTTCAGCATTTACAGGTGTTTTACCGAGTGAAGTCTATAAAGAAGCTAAGAAATTAGACAAGGGAGAGGGTTTAGATGTTAAGAATCTCCCTAAAGAATTTCAAGTAAAAAAAATAAGATCAGAGGTTATTGCTAAAAGTAAAGTATTTGAAGCTTATCAGCATAAACATAGTATTTATGCTGGCATTCAAAAGAAAAAGGATTCAACTGGAAGAGGAACTTATGCTAGTTTTAGAAGGGTAAGTAGCAATAGTGACGATAATTCTTGGATTCATACAGGTATAGAAGCTCATAATTTAGCTGAAAAAGCATTATCTGCTATGAATATACCTGATGTCGTTGATCATTTAATGGAAAAATACGTAGAGCAATTATGATACTAATGCCAGACATACTGTTAAAATCATTATTAGATGCGATTTTAGACAAAATAAAGACTGATTACACAAGTGCTGGTGATAAATCCACTACATTTCTTTATAAGATGTATAATGGCTTAATTTCAGGCAAATATGTGTTTTTAGCTGAAGCTATAAAAATCTTCAATAGAACAGCTGATGATCCACGCACAATAGATACAAGGTTACTGTTTGATCGTGAAAGAGCTAGCCTACCAACTGTTCATGTAACAATTCCTAATGAAACACCTTATGCAGATGGAATTGGACTTGATGATGGCTATGTAGAAAATACTTTAGATGCAAGTTCTGTTGCTCCAAATCAAACAATGACAGAATACTATACAAGAGGGTATGAATCAAAATTTGAATTAATTATTACAGGAAGTAATTCATTTGAAGTGCTGATGATTTTTTATACTTTGAAGGCAGCATTAATTAATAATGTTGAAAGTCTTGAAGTTAATGGATTTAGAAACCTTAAAATATATGGATCTGATTTAAAAATAAACGATACATTACAAAACAATGCTTACATGAGAATTTTACATTTAGATTCGTTTTTTGAATTAAATATACCTAAATTTGCTAGTGTAGTATTAGTAAACAGTATTTCACCAATAACAGGAGAGGCATATGACTAAGAAAAAAGAAAATATTCAAAATAAAGAAGAAAAAACTGAAGAATTAAAATATTATTCAGTTAGACAGTTTTTTTATATTAATAAGCAATTAGGTAGTGAAGATCTTATTAAAACCCTTGAAAGGACATATAGGGAGTATATGAAAACTGAAGGAGAATGGGAAGAAATTATGATTAATAAAAAAATTATTTTTAAATAAGGTATTTTTTTATTAATTTTATAAAAAATTGTAAATAATAGAATCGGTAGTTATAAAATACAAATATACATTACGATGGCTACTGAAGTCAATTTTGAAGGAAGAAAGATTATACTTCCAGGAGTATATTCAACAATAAAATCAGGGATTAAAAATCCACCAATATCCCTTTCATACGGTAATGTAATAATTATCGACACAGGAAGTGGTGCAAATTATGGTGGTGGTGCAGGTATTGATGGTGAATTAGCCAGTGGTTTAGATACTGTATTTCCAACTGATAATATTGAAGATTTTAGAACAATGGTAAAAGGAGGGTATTGGTATACTCTTGCTAAACCATTGTTTGAACCATTACAACAACCAGGAGTAAATGGTGCAAGTACAGTTTATTATGTTAGAGCAGCAACTACTGTAGCAGCAACAATGACATTTAGCCCTGTGGGTGGTGCAGCTAATGGTGGCACACTTGCATTTAAATGCAGAGATGAAGGTTTAGTTGGTAATGGGTCATTAACAAGCAGTGAATTAAGGAAAGGATATGCTTTCAAATTAAGTGCGGGAATACAAGATCCTGCTAAATTTATATTGACAGTTTATTTAGGGACATTTACAGGATTAGCTGCTGATGGATTTCCTTATGGCGATATAGCAGAATCAGCTTCTCCGCCAAAAACTGTAGTAACAAGCCCTGAACTTGCTGACATGGCAGAAATAAATGCTTGGGCAGCAGCAGATGCTACCTTTCAAGAATTTTTTGATATTTCAACAGCAACTGTAGCTGGTGATGGATCAATAGATGCTGCTGACTTAATTACTTATGCAGTATATACTCTTGCGGTAGGAGGCACAGAAACCTTTAGTTCTGCTAATCTAGCACTAGTTTTAAATGCAATTGCTACATTAAGATATACATTTATTCTTAGCGATAATTATGGCGATAATGCAGAAGATATTGATAATGATACATTATTAAGTCATGTGTTGGATGTTGATACTTCATGGGAGAAGCAAATATTCATAGGTGGTGGCGTAAATGATACAAAATTTACACAAGCTAATGGATCAATACCAGCAGCACAACACTTTAATAGTGATAGAGTTGTAGTTGTTCATGGTGGCGTTAAGCTTGACAGCTCAATTACACCTAATAGAATTAGAGAATGGGATGCTTTATATACAGCAGCATTAGTTTTAGGTAGAATTGCTGGTCTTGAACCACAAACACCTGGAACATTTAAAACATTACCTATTAGCGGGGTGCAACATCAATTAGAGAATAGCGACAAGAAAACAGGCTTACAAGCTGGCGTTCTTATGATTTCTTTAGATACTCAATTATTAACACCCTCTTACACTATTTTACAAGCTGTTAACACTCTTCAGAATAATATTAATATGATCAATGAAGATGGTACAACTAATGAAATTTCTGTAAGGAGAATTTCTAGTCAGTTAAATCTTGATTTAACCATTAATGTTCGTAGAGATTTGTTAGGTGGAGAAGAAGGTCCAAATCTAAATACATTAACTGACAGAACAATTATTGATTATGTGGCTGGACAATTAAATGATAAAGTGGCAACTGCCACTGATGATAATTTAATTATTGCGTATAGAAATATTTCGGTGGTAACAAATCAGGATGCAAAATCTGTGACGTATGAGTTTAATCCTAATACTCCTATTAACAAATTTTTCATGACTGGGTTTATGGTAAATTAAGATAGGTTATGGCACAAACAGTAATAACAGGACCAATTGCTTTAGTAAAAGCAAATGGCGTAACAATAGGTAAAATAAAAGATATTCGAGCAACTGAGACTTATGCTCGTGCAGAAGTTAGGGGTTTGGGCAATTTACAAGCCATAGAAACACCAATTCTATCGCACTCAGGAACATTTTCAATTGATTCATTTTTAGTTGATGTAGAAAGTTCAGGAGTTAAGCAATTAATGAATCGTTCAGTTGTTAGCCCAACACAATTTGTTAATACACTTTTGTTGGGCGAAACAAACATAGATATTTATATTTATAAAAAAGTTCCTACATCAATTGATGATACGACTGGGTTAGTAACTGCTGTAGGCGAAGAACCAATAGCTATATTAAGAAAATGTTTGTTAGACAGTATGACATTTAATATTAGTGAAGGACAAGTTTCGTCTTATAGTCAATCAGGAAGATTCTTAGACCCAATCACTTTTCCATCTTAAAATAATAACAATAATAATTAATCGTAAATAAATGAAGGATTTAGAAAGAGTTAAAATAATTAAAATCAAAAATGATTCATTCAGTTTTGATATTGCAGACGTATCAGTGCAACATTTTGTTGCTATTGAAGCTGAAAAACAAAGATTGTCTAATGATGCCTATAAGCATATTGCAACCACGTATTTTCAAGACTCATTAAATGCAGCCAGTTTAATCGAAATGATAGCTACATTTAGAGTACTTGAGCCTAAAATTGAAGAAAGTGTTGCTACTAAGAATTTTGAAAAATTAAGTATTCTTGATATTAGAGAATTATTGTCTGTTTATATTAAGAATTTAGCTCCTTGGTGGAGATTATGGATGAAGGAATTCAATTCTCCATTTGAAGATGAAGAAATAAACGGTGATGAAGTAGATCTTGATGAAAAATAATATCAAGCAATCAGTAATTGCTTGGAATAATAGATTCCCTTTGGACAAGTGGTGGCGAAATAAATACAACATTTCGTATTTATCAAATGCACATAGGGAATCTACTTTTTTTGGTCAGTATTATGAATATTATGAAGAGATAATGTTTAAAGAATATTATGCTGATAAAGATAAGGAAAGAGAAGAAGCAAAAAATAAAATTCCATACAAGCCATTATCAGGTAATTGGTGGAGTGGATTAACTTCTTCTAAATCAGAAGTTGATGATTGGTTTAGTTCCCCTATTAAATAAAAAATGGCTGATAAAAAAATAAAATTTTCTGCTGAAAATGATGTAAGTCCTGTAATTGCGAAACTTAAGAGAGATTCAGAAGAATTGGGTCGTGGTTTAATTCGTGATGCTAGAGCTTACACCACATCAGGAAAGGAAGCTTTAGCTTATATTGAGGAACAAATAAAAGCTATAGAGCGTAGAACACGTGTAGCTAAACAAGGTCAATTAGTAGATTTAGAAGCAAAAAAACAAAGAGAGGGAATATCTCCAAGTGCCTATAAACGACAAGTTTCTGAAATTAATCTTGCATCGAAAGAAGATACCCAACAAGTTGCTTTATTAAGAGAATTAATTGAAACTACTAAACAAACATCTAAGAGGGAGATAGTTGAAGATAGGAAGGGTGTTGAAAAACAATTAATCAAAAGTAAAACAGTTGGTGAATTAGGTCCTCGTGGAGATGAATTAAAAATTCTCAAAGAAACCCTTCAAAGACAACAATTAGGTGATGTAAAGTCCCAAGAACGTGAAGAACGTGATAATCTTACAGGTGGCGTTGCTGAAAAAGCAGCTGGTGTTGCTGGTATGGTTGGAGGAAGTCAAAATCAATTTTTTGCAATTGCATCAGCATTAGCATTTATCCCAGTTATAGGTCAAGCAGCAAGCACAATAGCAAGCAGGGCATTGGGTGCAGCTCAGACTTATCAAACAGCTGCTGGAGGAATGTATGGTTTGGCTGGGCAAGGTAGTTATTTTGGTCGTGGTTCAGGTATGCAGTCTATTGGACTAACCAAAGCTGAAGTTTTACAATTAAATAAACAAGTTGCAATTTCAAGGGGTGGCGTAGCAGGTTCTTATGGTGCAACTAAAGATTTAGCTTATTTAGAAAAAGGAGCAGGGCTTGATAGAGGAATGCTATTGGAGCAAGAAAAACTTACTCGTGGTGGAGGAACTGGTGCTTTAGCTGGTACCCAAAGACTTACACGTGGATTGCAAGCGATTGGAGCTATGGATCAAGATACAAGTCTGTTAGGTGAATATCTTCCTTTGTTAATTAATATCCAACAAGAACAATTAAAAGTAGCTGGTGAAACTAATAATGAAATCGCCACTAATTTAGTTGCTGGGATAGCAAGCCTTGATGAAAGTTTTAAAAATCCAGATGTTTTGAGAGGTGTATTGCCTGCATTAATGCAGGGATTTAAAGCTCCTTCAAGTCCTCAGATGGAAGCATTACAATTTAGGGCATTAAGTGCAGCTAATCCTAATGCAAGCCTGTTAGATCTTGAAGAAATGCGTGAAAATCCAACCTTAAAGGGTATTGGGGGATATCTAAATCAATTAAGAAGTGTTTCTGCCAATAAAGAAGTGTTTGCTAGAAATATAAGGGGTTCATTTGCTGGTTTATCAACATCACAAGCAAGAAAAATTGCTGGTGGATTTGGAGAAGATGGATTTGATTTAGGTGATTATTCTGGGCAATTAGGTATAACTAATTTAAAGGGTCGTGCAATTGGTGCAACTGGCACATTAGATGCAGCATCGGCTAATTTTACCCAAATGTTTGAAACAGGTGGGCAAGCACTTACTAATGCAATAGATAAATTTATTGACCAACAATTACCTGCATCAATGGATGACTTAAAAGAATCGGTTGATGTTCTAGCTAAAATAATGGGTGGATACCAAGCTGTAGTGAAAACTGAATCAAATGTGGTATCAAAAGGAGCTACATCATTTGGAGTAAAGGCTGCAAAACTTATTAAATCAGTAATGGAATAATGGCATTAACAGAATATGAAATATATATACATAATGAGGTTGCTATAGATACAGTAACAGGTTTTTTAAGTAATCCAGATTCCCCTGCAATATCATTTAAAGATGATAAAGTTGGGTTTTTGAATTATGATGGGGGTACTGGGCGAAGTAATTTAGATCGTATATATGAAATGTATACTACTCAAGAGAAAGAAGATAATATAAAGGATATTTCTATAGAGTTATTGAAGGTTAATACTGAATTAATTGTTGATAAAACTGTTTTAAATAAAGAATTATTATCAATTTCTGGTAAAAATCAATTTTTAGAACAAGCTGACTTTCCAACATTCTATGGTAAATCTTTATTGCAATTATTGAGTGACCCATTATATAGGCCTAAAAGTAGACTTAGGTATGATAGTATTGATTCCTTAACCACTATATTCCCCAACCTTTCTGTTTGGATATTTGTAGGTGCATTTAATGAAATAATAAACGTAACACCTTATGTAATGTCTTGTTCTATTTCTGTAACTAAAGAAGGTGGGTCTTTTAATATTGAATTACCACCAGTTGTTAGTGTAGCTGATGAAGATTTATATCTTTCGGGAGATGAATTTTATAGTGGCAATAATATTAGAAATGACATTACTGGAGAAAATAATGAATTTTATTTTCACAAATATATACAAAATAATGATATTGTATTTATAAAATTTGAACAACTTGATATAGAACCAGAAGAACGTCAAAAAGATTTTGTTTTAAGTAATTCTGTTTTGTCGGAACAAATTTATGATATGATAGGGTTAGTTGACACTAATTCTAAATCTACTAATTTTGTTAGTAACGATGTAAGCATTTCTATTGTAGGTAGGGATTTTATTAAGCTTATAATTGATGATGGAAGTTATTTTATACCACTATTGTTTGTTGAAAATTCAACAGATGTATTTGTAAATAAGCAAGATGATGAGAAATTACTGCAAAGAACATTTACGTCTGGAGCTTATGATTATTTATATACTCATTCACTTAAAGGAATAGCTTCATCTCTACAATTCATTATAAATCAATTAGCCAACATAGGTGTAGTTGATGAAGAAATTGATTTATTCAGTTCATATGGAAAGAGAAGAACTAAAGTATTTAGATTAGACAATGAAGGTGGTGGTGAATTAACAGAAGATTTTCATACTGGGGTTTGGCAAATAATTAAACTATTAGTTGACTCCAATGTATCAGATCGTAGAATTGCAGATTCTTCATCAAGCCAACCAGATGGTAGTTTAATATTACAATTTCAGAAATTATGCCAAGAACCCTTTGTAGAATTTTTTGGCGACACATATGGTGATTTTTATAACTTTATAGTTAGACAACCACCTTATACAAAATCACAAATACTTTCGGTTATTGATGGAGTTGCTGTTGATGAAAATTTTGTCATTAATCAAGCTGAAGATTTAATACTAAATAATGAATCTTTTCGACAAGAATCAACAGATTTGGTATTAACAGTAGAGCCTGAAGATGTAATTTCAGAAGAATTAATGTGGGAAGATCAAAATATATATAGTTGGTATGAGTTAAAACCACAAGGGAATTTCATAGGTGGGAATAATGCAGTTTCATTGGCTTATATTCCTATTGTTTATTTTCCTGAATATGCAAACAAATGGGGTAGTAGAAGATTAAGCCATATATCTAATTATATAAGCTATCAGGCATTAACAGGTAAAGATAGTGATATCAATAGAGACTTAACAAAAGAAGCTGTTATAAACGATTATAAGTACATGATAGATTCACATATTTATTTACCTTTTACAAGAAAGGGGTCTGTTACTTTAAATGGCGATAGAAGATTTAAGCGTGGAACTTGGATAAGGTACGGTAAGGAAATTTTTTACGTGGATGCAGTTTCAAATAACTTTACAATAAATAGCTCACTAATAGATAGAACAACCACTCTTAGTTTAAGTAGAGGCATGGTTGAAAAATACCTAAAAGGTAAAACTACATATTTTAATATAGTTGATACTGATGTAATTAGAGATATATTGATTGAAAAACTTATAAGTGGAGGAACAACAAAAAATAAACCAAAAGTAAATGTACAAAGCAATTTTGGTGTAAATTTAGATGTGTTTAACTTCTTTTACGAAAGACAACAAATGGAATAATTATGGAACCAAATCCAGTTCAAACACAAGGTGTAAAAAATAAAAGATATCCAATCGGCATTTGTTACGTAATAATACCTGAAAATGTTGATAGAGGTAAGTATGTTCAGGATTGTTACAGAAGAGGTATGATTTCTGTTCAATGCGAGGATGGCAGTAATGTGTTTAATGCGAGAATAACTACAGAAACCTTACAAGTAATTGACTTTCCCAGTGAAACTAAACAATTAGGCAGTGCATTAGTTTATAACACTGAATATCATCATAATATTCCAATTATTAAAGGTAGATTACTTAAAGATGATGAATCTACTAATTTAACTGAACATGAATTTAGGTTTGAAAAATATACAGAAACTGGTTCGGTGTCAATTTCAGGTAAAGCTAAGGAAGGTAATTTATTTATAAAAGTCTTTGGTAATGTTAGTGGAGAAACTGAAGCTGATGATAAAACTGGTGGAAAAATTTTTATTGATGTAATTAATGAAAGTAACAATGGTGGAATTGAGGTTAATTTGCAAGGTAATTTCCGAATGGAATTACAAAGCATGATTTTGAATATTTTAAAAGGATTAAATATCTCTACCATTGAAGATGCTAATATTAACTCTAAGGAAGGTGTAATTAATTTAGGAGATATAGAAGATGAAGATGTTACTCTAGAACCCTTATTGTTAGGAACTAAAACAGTTGATGAATTATCGAAAGAAATTCAAGCATTAACTGATTTAATCACATCAATTGCAAACATTATACCTGCTAATGTCACTACAGGAGCTCCAGACCCAACTTGGGCAGTTTGGCAAGCAGCTGTAGCAACTATTGTCGAGAGAGGAGATTTAAGTGAAGTTAGTTCTGATAAAACTTTTACCGAATAAGATTTTAATTATCTTAAAATTTTTATTATTTTTATAAAAAATTAATATATGGGATTAGCTTCAGGTGCAGATAGGGTAAAGAAATTATTAGCGACACTTGGATCAACTGGATTAAACGCTTTATTCCCAGATGATTTTGAAACATATATTATTGCTTTTGAATTAGTTGATTCATCAGATAATACTTTGGAGCTGTTTTCTTTACCTATAATGCCTTCAAATATTTCTATTACAGAACCTGAAATAACTAATATAAAGAAGGTTAATAGAGGTGTTACAAGTTTAAAAACAGATTCATTTATACCGAAAGATATTAACTTAAGTGGTAATTTTGGTAAAAATTTAAAAATATTAATTAGAAATAGAATTATTGATTTTAGGAGTTTTAGAGGTGGCTTGGGTTTGGCGAAAGGTGAATTTCAAGGACCAATTATTAAAACAGGTTATGGCACAACTAAAGTATTTCAAAATATATTAAATGGATCAAAAGTATTAGACCAGAGAGGACTGCCAGTTAGATTGTATTTCTATAATTTTTCATTTAATGATAATTATGTGGTTGAGGTTATTGATAAGACATTTACTCAATCTAGAGATTCTTCTAATTTGATTTGGAATTATAATGTAACATTAAGGGCTGTTGCTCCAATTGATAACAATATTAAAAGTAAGAAATCATTAACAGCTATTCTTACAGCAAATTTGTTAGCACAAGCTGTCAATAAATTAGCATCTGAAGTAGTAAAAACTTTACCATAAGATAAAGGATGTACGATGAATTTAAAAATATAACAGGTTTTGATCTTGAAGATTACTTCAGGAGATTTACTGAATTTGTCAGTAATGATTCTCAGGAAATAATGAATTATTATTCTGGTTTAACTGAAAATTTAGATAGAGATGCTTTTGGTGAATATGAATCATTAGTTAAAGAAGCTGATTCTGTTATTAATTTATTTGACCTTAATATGGAAAGGTTTAATACTGTAGATTTTTGGATATTAATGGAATTTGCTGATGATATTAAGATAAAACTTGAAACAATAGGTAATTTTAGTAAGTTTTCAAGAAGTTCTGTGAAAAAAGAATCATTTAGTAATGAAGTATCTATACCAACATCAACTAGAGATAATGAAACTATAGAGGAAATGATGACTAGATTTGGTTCTACAGATAGAGATAATGATTGGGTTGATGTTGCATTATCTAATGCCATTATACAAGAAGACTATACTTTAGATGGTGGTGTAGTTCTTAATATTAATTTTAAGAACAATTCTAGGTTTATTATTAATAGCGTAATTGATAATCCTGATGGTGATACAATAAAGGGTAAAGACATTGATAAATATTTGCAATTTGTAGATAATGATTTAAAAATATTAGGCTTTGATGATACCTTACAACAAAATATGGAAATTTTAGTTAATTTAAAGAAAAATGATAATCCAGAATTTCCACAATACGGAATAGATAAAACATTGGTTTTAGGGATGAGTTTAAAAGCTGTAGCATTACCTTCATTGGTTCGCCAGATTTTTCAAACATTTTCTACTGATGATATTGTTAAGCAAGTACAATTATTAAGAACTA